AGGTGAATCCCGCCGATCTGAGGCAACCGCACCGAGCCTTTACAAGTCGCACACATCGCATTCAACTCGGCACGCCCTTGGGGGGACCATGAACAGCCCGACACCACCACCCATGCCCAACTTCCCGCCGCCCCCGCAGGCGCCGAAGAAGTCCCGCACCAACCTCGTCATCATCACCTCGGCCGCCGCCGTCATCGCCGCCATCGTCGGCACCGGGATCGTGGTCGTCCAGTCCAGAGACGACGGCAGCAAGCCGGCCGCGGCCGCCACAACGAGTACCCCCGACGAGGACGTCGTGACCGCCGCGGCTGAAGACCCGGACCCCGAACCGACGGACACCGGGCCCCAGGTCTTCGGCCTGACGGACACCGCCGAGTACGACTCTGGCGTGGAGGTCACCCTGTCGGACTTCTCCCGCCACGTGTCGAGCCAGTACGCGTCGCCAGAGAACACGCCATACGTGAAGTTCACCGTGAAGGTGAAGAACGGCAGCACGTCGACGATCGACACCACAATGTTCACGGTGTCCTGCTCGTACGGTGAGGACGGCCAGTCCTCGGAGTCCATCTTCGACGACGGCCTCGACGGCGGTCCGAACACAAAGCTGCTCGCCGGCCGGTCGATCAACGTGCCATGGGGGTGCGAGATGCCGAAGGGCGCATCGGAGATTCAGATCGAGGTGACCGCCGACATGGAGTCGGAGGCCGCGATCTTCACGGGGAAGGTGAAGTAGCGGCCCCCCGAAACGGCCCTGCCGCGATCCCATCGCGGCGGGGCCGCCGTCTATCCGGCGGCCGGCTGCTCTGCAGGGATCACGGGGGCCGGGACGGCGCGGGCCATCCAGCGGCCGTCGGTCATGTACTTCGGCATCATCACGGGCAGGTAGCCGCGTTCGATGAGCTGCGCGAGTCCCTCGGCGCATTCGTCCTCGGTGTCCGCTTGCACCCCTATCCGTATCGCCATATCGACAGTGTGATCGGAGAGTTGGGCTGGCGCGGGTGGAATCAGTGGATTCGTGTCACGACTTGAGCACACCGCCTTCACGCGGCCCGCACGAGCACGCATGATGCACTCCGAGCCAACGCCACCACTCGGGGGGAAACAGTCGTGTCCGAATACAGCGACGTACAGAAGGCCGTACGGGTCGAGAAGTTCCGCATCTGGCTGGCGTGGCTCTGCGGCAACTTCATCCTCCTGGCTGTCGCCCTCGCTACCCAGAACATCCACATCGTCAGTGTCGTCACGCAGCTGCTGCTCGTCGCCGGGTTCCTCGCGCTGACGGTGGCGCTGTTCCGGATGACGGGCGCGCTCAATCGGAAGGCCGCGGACGCGCGGCGGCAGGTCCTCGGCGAGGACTACCCCGGCTGACAGCGGGCGTACTGCGGCCCCGCTCCGGAGCGCCCGGGCGGGGCCGTCGTCATGCGGTGGGCTCGCCGCCCGGCGGCGGGAAGTGCCGGTTCAGGATCTCCGCCCACCGCTCTGCCGGCACGAAGCGCCCAAGGTCCTCGCCCTGAGCGTTGACGAGTTCCAGCAGCGCGGCTACGAACGGGGCTGCCTCGTCAGCATCGATGCCGGCGGCCGCCTGCCTCATGCGCTCCTGCGCGGCGGGGAACTCGCGCTGGGCCCACTCGCCCTGTTCCTTCGCGCGCCGAACCCCCTCCTCGGAGAGGATCCGGTCGACGGTGTACGTCGGGCAGGTGTCGAGGTGCCAGGTGACCAGGGTGAAGTAGCAGCCGGTGTCGGGGTCTTCGCGCACGCTGATGATGCGGGCGTCCATGTTCTCTTCGGTGGCCTCGCAGTCGGTGCAGACCTCTTCGCGCCTGTCGTGGTCCTGGCTCACGTGGCCTTCTCCTCGCTGCTCGCCGGGCGCATCGCCGCGGCCAGCGTGGCCAGCGCTGGCGCCGCCGACCTCACGGCTGTCGTCGCGTACTTCATCAGCGTCTGCTCCATCGGCGACAGCGGGCGAGGCTTGGCGCGTGGCCCCGTCTCGCCAGAGTGGCGGTCGAGCTGGTGGCCGGCGCGCTCTGCGTTCTGATACGGGCGGTGGTTCATGTGGGCTCCTCGTCCGGGCGCGTTGGGCCCTCGCCATAGAAGCCTTCCAGCTGCACGTTCAGCTCTGCCAGGTCTGGATGCTCAGCAAGCTCACGCACCTCTGACTCCGTGAGCACCTCAGCGAGGCGCCGCATGGATCGGGTAGCCAGGGCCGCCTCGGCCGCCATGTCCAACTCGGCGGCCCGCTTGCGGTGCAGGCCCGCCAGGATGCGCAGCTGGCGCGCTCTCAGCTCGTATCGATCTGGCTGCTCGCTCATGCGGTCGGCCCCTTCCTTGGCCGGCCGCCTTTGCGTGCGCGCCGCTCTGCAAGCTCTTGATCGGCGGCGGCAAGGTCCGCGTGGTCGCGCTCGTCACCGTGTTCTTTGACCGTGGCGCGGACGTAGTCGAGGAGGTCGGCGCTGCGGTCCGTGTCGAGGCGCGTGGTGACGCGCCCGTAGGCCTCCCAGAGGCGGCGCGGGATGCGGAACTTGGTGGTGAAGGTGTGATCGGTCTGGTCGGCTGCCATGGGTTCCATGTTCCCACACGGATTCATCGCCGCAACCCCTTGTGTGGGTACACGGTTAAGCATTACTGTGTACCCACAAGGTTATGAACGAGGGGGAAGCTCAGATGATCGCCACCAACCGCAGCCGTCGCCAGATCCTCAAGACCCGCACTCGCGCCCAGCGCGCCGCCGCGAAGATCCGTCGCGAAGGTGTTGCCACCCTGGCAACGCACTGCCTGGCCGCTGGCCTCCCCATCCGCGAAGCCCGCACCGTCGCTGGATCCCTGCGGCGCAACGCCTACGCCGCCGGAATCAACGGCATCGACAGCCGTACCCACGCCGGACGCCACATGCGGTACTGCCAGCGCTACACCCCGGCGCAGGTCGCCGTGATCGCCCTCCGGTACAAGCCGCGCAAGCCGGCCTACCGCACCGCCGCAGCCCGCCTCGCCCTCGCCGCATAAGGAGACCGTCATGCCCCGTTCCGAGCACCTCACCGCCATGTCCACCACTGGACTCAGTGACGAGCGTGAGGCCGACCTCAAGCTCACCACCGACGACTACGCCGGCAGCGACCGTGTGAAGGAGTTCCACGCCGACCGCGCCGACCGGATCAGCGACGAACTCGACAGCCGCGACAACGCCTGACCGCCCGCCCTTCGCTCGATCTACCGCCACGAAAGGACCCACACCATGGCGTTCCGCCTCATCGTCACCCGCCCCAATGGCTCCCAGGCCCACTCCAGCACCGAACCCCTGGCGACGCGCCAAGCTGTCGCGCTGTCCGCATTGAAGGTGCTCGCCGATCGGAACATCGCCTTCGGGAAGGCGGGGCTGGACTTCGGTAAGCGACTCCGGGATGCCGAGTTGGGCGAGACCTTGACGCACAACTCGGGTTACGCGTTCCGCACCGAGGAGTTCTGACCGCCGCCTGACCGCCCAACCCGACAGGAGAACCATGGACTTCCGCGACGCCATCAGCATCGTCACCGCCGAACTCACCCCGCAGCCCTGGGACTACACGAGTGCGGCAGGCACCACACTCCGCGTCATCCCGGCCGGCCTCCGCGCCAACAAGGGCGAGGCAGAGGTGAACGTGCGCATCACGCGCGCGGACGCGACCGGCCTCTACGACTACGGGATCACCGGACCGAACAGCCGCGGCGTCGCCGAAGTCGGCGTACCCACGGCCGTCCTGCCCGACTTGATCCAGGCGCTCACCGACCAGGGCAGGTGGCAGGACAACGCATTGGCGGCAGGCGCTCTCTTCGTGCGAACGGCACCCAGCGGCGTGTGCGTGACGGTGACCGAGACGCACTCCGTAGAGCGGGAGGAGAAGGTGTTCATCAGCCTTCCCGAATCCCAGCGTCTCCCGCTCGCGTCCGCTCTGCAGCGCGCCCTCGACGTCGCCCGCAGCTGGGAGGAGTAGCCGGCGCGACCATCAGAAGGCCCCGAACCGCTGCCTGGTTCGGGGTCTTTCGCCTGCGGTCGCGGCGCGGCCCCATACTGGCGGCGTGACCGAACGTACCGACAGGCTCGACGACTTCCTCGTCCGTCTCGACGACGCACAGCGCGCTGCCGAGGCGGACCGGGGCGCGTACCTGGCGTGGCTCGGGCAGACCGGGCCGGCGATCGCCCGCGAACTGACCGAGGCGCTCCCGGCGTCTGCGCGGGAAGCCGGGTTGCGCTTCGTGTGGGAGTTCCTCGGCGCCGAGGGCTTGACCGCCTCCGACACGGAACCGCCGCCTGGCACGTGGGTACGGGACTCCTGCGGCCGCGAGTGGGTGCGGTACGAAGAGGGCGGCCCTGTCGGGTGGGAGCCGCCGGGCGGCGGCGAGCACGAGACGTGGAGGAAGATCGCCGGGAACTACGGGCCCGTCACCGTCCTCGAATGGGGCGACGCGATCTGCGAACGCCACGGCACCCCCATGACTGACGGCGTCTGCTCCAGCTGCCTCGCCGACAGCGCACACGACGGAAGGTGAACCCGGTGAACATGGTGGTCAACAACACGCTCTCCAACTGGCCGGGCGACGAACTCATGGTGGCCGAACCAGTCCAGGCCGGCGACATCCTCCGCATCGGCACCAACCAGCCCTTCACCGTTGGAGCCATGCACGTCAGCGGCGCTGGCCCATACAGGGTCCTGATCGGCAGCGAGTCACCGTACGACGGACTCGACTCCATCCCCCGAAACGTCATGGCCGGAGAACCCGTCGAAGTCGTCGGCCGGTTCGGGGCGCGGGAGCAGGCGTGATGGCCACGGACCGCATGGTCGTCTGGCTGCGGCAGGCCATGGACGACGCCGAGCGTGAGGCAGAGTCCGCGGCCGAAGGAGCCGGAAGCCATCACTGGGCCGTCGGCGAAGAGGCGAGTTGCCAGTGCTGCGTCAACCTTCGCAATGTGGACGGCGGCCTGCTGTGCACGCCCGACTCCCGCTACGTCGATTTCATGGCCGCCCACGACCCGGCTGCCGTCCTGCGCCGAATCGCCGCCGACCGGAAGATCCTCGACGCCCACCCCACCACCACCGAGATCGTCAATCCCGGATACGGCGAGCACGTTGCCGACTTCGGATGCGTCACCTGCCACGACTGGGACGGTGTCACGGAAGGGAAAGGCTGGTGCCCGACCGTACGTCTACTCGCCGAGGGCTGGGGCTGGGTCGAGGGGGCCCAATGCTGAAGGGCCGTCGAGTCGACGTTGTCGTGCTGGTCGTGGGCGCGGCGATCGTCTACGGGCTCACGCTGCTGTTCCAGCACCTCGGCTGGTACGCCCGCTGAAAAAGCGAGTGATCACGACCTAGGCACACTGGGCCTCACCACCCTCAGTACTACCGGGAGGCCCAGCATGCCTGCACCCTCTCCCTGCCCCGGACCGTGCAACAACGCGTGGCGGAACGCCGAGGCCAACGACACCGACCACGACCTCACCCCCACCTGGGGCCAGCCCATCCACTGCCCGCGATGCGCACTCCGCGCGCTGGCTCAACTCGCCGAGCTCCCCGAGCTGGTGGCCGCGATCAGCCTAGAGGCCCTCAACGGCACCGCCCCCAAGACCACCGGCACCATCGGCCGCACCTCCGCCCCATCCTGGCCCGGGCAGGCCGCGCGGATCCTCACGGAGCACGTCATCGGGGAACTCCTCGGCCTCGAGGACGCGATCCGCGCCGGCCGCCGCCTGCCGGCCCGGGACGCGCGCGGCCGCGAGGGCACGGACCTCACCGCGGCCGTGACCTTCCTGCGCGCGCACCTGCCCTGGGCGCTGGAGCGCTACCCCGGCGAGACCGACCCCGGCACAGGCGAGACCATGGACCCGGCCGCGCTCATCCGCCAACTCCACCGCGGGGCGCAGCGGTTCACGCGCCGCGATCCCCGGCTCGAACACCACCGTGCGCCGTGCCCGCGCTGCGATCTGCTGACCCTGTTCCGCGGTGAGGGAGAGGACTACATCGAGTGCCGCAACATCAACTGCCAGACGCTGCTGACACCAGCCGAATACGCCGATCACACCAAGCGACTCGCAGCGACCCACCGCGCCCTCGCCCCCGCTTGACGCAGGTCAACGCGTGTGTCAGATTTGCCGCGGATCACTATGCCTTCGAAAGGGCCCCGGATACAGCTCCGGGGCCCTTTTGCGTACCACCGTCAAGGAGGCCCGATGCTCCTCGACTGCGACCTCGAACACGCCATCTGGACCACCCCCGAGGCCGCCGAGGCAGCTGGCGTGACCCCCGAGGTGATCTACCAGTGGAAGCGGCGCGGGAAGATCATCCCCGTCAACCGGTGCGGCCGACCCCGCTACCGGGCCCTCGACGTACTGCGCGCCGAACAGTCCACCCGGGAACGCGCGGGCCGCACCCACGCTGTCGCATGACCGTCCAGGAGGCGACCGTGGCCGATTCCGAGATCCCCGCGTTCTGCACGAGCACATGTGCGGGCGAGCAGGCGAACGAGCCGTGTCGTGAGTGCGGACACCTCGCTGCGCTACACGTCGGCGTCAAGCACTGCCCTGTATGCGAACTCGTCCACCACAACCGGCAGGTGCGAGCCGCCATGTCGATGAACCGCCTCGAGGTCCACGTGACCGGCGTCGACGAGCGAGTACTGGAACGCACCATCAAGCGCATGAGCCTGCGCGCCGGGATGCGCAATCCAGGAACGTACTGCCGATAGTCGTCCGCCGTCGGTCGTGCTGAGGGTCTCGGCCGACGGCGGATATCAACCTGCTGATGGAGGGCTCATGCAGCAGCACACCGTCCAGCAGCTGGAACACGGGCCGCGCGCGGGCAAGTTCGTCTACACCGGCGGCAACCGCCGTATGGGCCGGCACGTCGAGTGCTGCGCCGAGGCGTGGCTGGAGATCCTGCGGACACCCCAGGACGAGCGTGACGCCTCCCCGGCCTGGGAGAAGATCGGGCACGACACGGCCGACGAGGCGTACGCCCACATGCGGACCGTGCTCCTGGAGAAGCTCGACCTCGACGGGGAACTCTCCAACTGGTCCGGCTGCCGAGCGCCGTCCGGCGACGGCCGCTGCGATGTGCCGACGAAGCGGATCGCGGAGATCCCGCCGATGTACTTCTACAAGCCGCTCTGTGACGAGCACCGGACGCGGGAGACCGTCGAGGCCATGTGGCAAGGCCCTGGGGACTGGTCCGGCTCCTGGTGAAGCGCGACTGGAAAGGACGGCCCGATGGCCCGGTGCCCTGCCACTGACACCGTCACGGTCGACGGCGAGCCGCTCACGCTGCAATGCGCCCTCTGGGGCGATCCCGACGATCCGCAGGACCTCCACGCGGGCGATCACCTCGTGCACCTGCCGCCCGCGATCGGGGATCACATCTGGCCGAACGAGAACCCGCTGCCACCGAAGCAGCCGGAGAACGACGGCCCGTAGCTGCCGGAGAGGCGGGGCCGTGCACCAGGTCTCCCAGTCGATCCTGCACGACGACCCTTCCGGCCGGCCCGGCAACTGCCTCCAGGCCGCCACCGCGAGCCTGCTGGACCTGCCGCTCGACGAGGTACCGCACTTCATCGAGTTCGACGACTGGCTGGAGCGGTTCGCCGCCTTCTGCAACACGCACGGCTACCAGCCGTTGTACCGGCGCCCAGACGTCCACGTGCCGTATGGGATGGCGTGGGGGCCATCACCCAGGGGAGTGCGGCACGCGGTCGTGTGGGTGGACGGAGCAATGGCCTGGGACCCGCACCCAACCCGCGCGGGCCTGCTGAAGGTGACCGAGCTGATCGCGTTCGAGCCGCTCGGAGGTGATCAGTGAGCAGCCTCCCGAACCAGGCGAACTTCGCGGCAGCGGCCGGGAGCCAGTGGGCGCAGACCTTCCAGATCACCGGCGTCGATATCACCGGCCTCGACTGGGAGTTCGTGGTCCGGCCGACCGTGGTCGACAAGGCGCAGCCCGCACTCGTCAAGGTGACCCCCACGGTCAGCGCTCAGGGCCAGATCACCGTCGACGCCAGCGCCGGCACCGTGCAGGTCGTCCTCACCCCGGCCGCCACCACGCTCCTCGGCCGCGGCGCCAAGCGGTACGGCCTGTGGTCCAACCCGGGCCTGACGTCGGCGACCCTCTGGTGCGAGGGCGTCTTCAACATCCAGTCCGTCGCTGCGGCCTGAGAGGAGGACCGGTGCCCGACGTCATCATCGCCCCGACCGGCGTCCAGGGGCCGCGCGGCAACACCGTCCTGTCCGCCGCCCGCGCCCCGCAGGCCTCCGACGGCATCGACGGCGACTACTACGTCGACACCACCAGCTACCCCACCTCTGCGGTCCTGTACGGGCCCAAGGCGTCCGGGGCGTGGCCGGGCAGCGGCATCACCTTCGGCGGCGGCGCCCTCGGCGCGCTGCTGGCCGCGAACAACCTCAACGACGTCCAGAACGCCGGCCAGGCCCGCACCAACCTCGGCCTCGGCACCGCAGCCGTCGCCGACGCCACCGCCTTCGACGGGGCCGGGGCTGCCAACGCCGCGCTCACCGGCGCCAACTCGTACACGGACGGCAAGGTCACGGCCGAGACCGCCCGCGCCGACGGCGCCTACCTGCCCTTCCAACCTTGGCGGTTCGACGTCACCAAGGCCCCCTACAACGCGAAGGGCGACGGCCTCGTCATCACCGACGGCGCCATCACCACCGGCACCGCGGTCCTCACCTCCGCCAGCAACCCCTTCGCCAACGTCATCCCGGGCATGCTCGTCATGGTCAAGGGCGCCGGCCCGTCCGGCGTCACAACGCACGTCACCACCGTGGCCAGCAAGCAGAGCAACGGGCAGATCACCCTGACCACCAACGCGGTGACCACGGCCACCGGCGCGCTCGTCCTCATCGCCAGCGACGACACCGCCGCAGTGCAGTCGGCGATCAACGCGGCCACCGCCTACGCGCAGTCGCACGGCGCGGCCACCGTCTACTTCCCGGCCCCGACAGGCCGCTTCTACGGCATCGGCGGCGCACTGGTCTCCGGCGGCTCCACCAAGGGCAACGCCCAGCTCACCCTGCCGATCGTGCCCACCATCGGCAACAAGGCCGTGCTCGCTTTCGCAGGCCCCGGCGACGGCGCAGCGGTCCAGCACTGGGAACAGACGGTCCCGCAGATGTCCGGGGCCACCCTCGTCTCCTTCGGCGTGTTCTCCTCCTCCGCCGCGCAGATCGCCGCGATCAACGCGGGCGGCAACGCATCCGTGATCGGCGGCGCCAGCCAGCCCGGCGGATACGGCGTCGCCCCCGGGATCTTCTCGAACATGCACGTCGTCTTCCGGAACCTGTCCATCCTGACGACGCACTCCGCGAATGGCCTCACCTACAGCGCCGCCGACCTGTCCGGTGTCGCCAATGCCGCCCTTCGTAACTTCGCCTACGGCACCACCGGCACCGTCGCCGGCAACGACTACGCCTCCTTCAGCCAGTTCGCCAACGGTCTCTGCCCCGGCCTGCTGCTGCCCGCATCCGGGAACAACGACCTGGTCGCGCTCGACAACGTGACCTGCCACGGCGGCTACACCTACGGCGTCTTCGCGACCGAGCATGCCGACATCTCGGCCATGCGCATCCTGTACTGCTGGGCGTCGTTCTGCCCGGTGGGCACCTACTACAACTCGGTCGGCTCCACCCACGCCATCGTTGCCAGCCTGCTGTCCATCGAGGCGTGCACGTACCTCGTGTACGTCATCGGCGCAGGCAGCGAAGGCATCGGCCCGTTCCTGCACCTGCGCATCGACACCGAGACCGGCACCCCCCGCTTCGGCGACAACAACTCCGGGTTCGCCTCCAGCACCGCGCGCGGCGACGTCGTCCTCACCGGCCTCTACACCGCCGCAAGCCTCACCCTGGACAACCCGGTCGGCTACGACATCGTCGACGGCCAGCGCTCCTACCCGGCCATCACCAAGAACACCAACTACACGGTGTCCACCCTCGACGAACTCGTCACCATGGACGCCTCCGCCGCCGCCCGCACCGTGACCCTGCCCACCGCGGTCGGCCGCACCCGCCGCATCGTCGTCACCAAGACCGACAACAGCGGCAACGCCGTCACGATCGCCACCACCGGCGGCCAGACCATCAACGGACTCGCCACCAAGAGCCTGGCCAGCCAGTGGGCCACGGCCGAACTACTACCCGCGGGCGGGAACTGGATCGCCCGATAACCCGGACGGAGGCCACGATGGCCACACCCTCACCCGAACCGGCCCCCCTCGAACAGCCGACACCTCCGCAGCCGGCACCCGTACCGAGCATCCCCATCGGCCCGACGTGCGTGGCGTGTGGCGGCGAGGCCGTCGTGCACTGGCAGCGGCGCCCGACGGACGACGAACTGGACGCGCTCATCGAAACCGAGCAGTCCCGCCGCGCCGAGGCCCTGCTGCTCGCCGACGAGCAGCAGCCAGCCCCGGTCTTCCCGCCGCTGCCGACCGCCGCCGACACGACCCGGACCGTGTACGCCTGCGCGAACCACGCCATCACGTTGGACGGCGCGGCGCGCGTCCACCTCGGCTCGTGCACCGCACCGAACGAGGCGGACCTGCCCGGCTGCGACTGCACGCCAGAGTCGCCGCCCGCACCAGAGCCCCGCGCGAGTGCCTCGACGAAGAGCCGGCTGCCCGCTCACTGGGTCGCCGGAGGCCAGTGATGGGCCAACGAGGACGAGGCTGGGACCGGGAACTCCCCGAAGGCTTCGAGGAGTTCCGCGCGGACGGGAAGCGCCGCTGCTGGGCGAAGGCAAAGAACAGTGGACGCCAGTGCCCGCACCTGGCCATGAAGGGCCAGCGGGTGTGCCACATGCACGGCGGGAGGGCCAAGCAGAACATGGCGAAGGCCGCCGAGCGGATCACCGAGGAAAGGGCGGCGGAGCTCGTGGCAACCTACGGCCGGAAGATCGAGACCACCGCCACCGAGGCCCTCCTCGACGAGGTGCAGTGGACCGCCGGCCACGTCGCGTGGCTCCGCGAACGCGTCCAGGAGATCGAGGCCGCCGCAGGCGCCGATGTCGATCCTGACTGGGACGAACGGGAAGAGGAAACCGGAACACGGTCCGCTCGCCCCAGCTCCCTCGTGTGGGGCATCACCAAGCGGAAGACCGGCGGCGACGACCACGGGGTCACCGAGGAATCGGCGCCGAACATCTGGCTGAAGCTCTACCAGCAGGAGCGCACTCACCTGGTGAAGGTGTGCGCTGAGGCCATCAAGGCGGGCATCGAGGAGCGGCGGATCAAGCTGGCGGAGCAGCAGGGCGCGCTCGTGGCCCAGGCAATCCGCGCGATCCTCGGCGACCTGAACCTGACGCCGGAGCAGGAGGCCCGGGTGCCGGACATCGTGCCCCGGCACCTGCGGGCGCTCGCGTCCTGACCCCGTACAGGGGGTGGTTTCCATGACCGCCACCCTGGACTGGGCCGAGTTCGCGGCCCGCGAGTTCGAGCCGGGCAGCAAGCGCCAGCGGTGGGCTACGCCCGGCGAGCTGGCCCGGCACATGGACCCGAACACCGTCCAGACGGCCGCTCTTGACCTCCTCGACCAGAACCTTGTCGACGTCGCCGAGGGCCGCTGCAGGCGGTTGATGTGGAGCATGCCTCCTCAGGAGGGGAAATCCGAGCGCACCTCGCGTCGCTTCCCGCTGTGGCTGCTCATCCAGAACCCGGACCTGCGCATCGCGATCGTGTCGTACGAACTGGGCGTCGCTCGCCGTTGGGGCCGCGCGATCCGCAACGACATCGCTTCCCACCCGGAGCTTGGACTCCGCGTTCGGGACGACACGGCCGCGGCTCACGAGTGGCAGCTCGACGGCCATCTCGGAGGCGTGTACTCGGTCGGCATCGGAGGCGCGCTCACGAGCCGCCCCGTCGATGTGCTCTTGATCGATGACCCCTTGAAGGGCCGCAAAGAGGCCGACAGCGAGGCCTACCGGCAGGCAGGCAAGGACTTCTATACCGACACGGCGCGCACCCGACTCGGGCCGACCGCCATGCAGATCATCATCCAGACACGGTGGCACGAAGACGACCTCACGGGCTGGCTGCTGGCAGGGCCCTCCGGCCACGAGTGGCGCTACATCAACATCCCGGCCCAGGCCGAGACTGATGACGACCCGCTGGGCCGGGAACCGGGCGAGTACCTCGTGTCGGCGCGTGGCCGTACGGCCGTCGACTGGGAGGCGACTCGGCGGGACGTCGGATCCCGCACGTGGGCGGCCCTGTACCAGGGCGCCCCGGCGCCGGCCGAGGGCACGCTGTTCAAGCGGCAGCACTGGCGCTGGTACACCGCTTCCCGGGCTGTTCGGCGGGACGACGGCACGATGTGGGTCCACGGTGCCGACGAGCTCATCCAGTCCTGGGACATGACGTTCAAGGACAGCAAGAAGTCGGACTACGTGATCGGGCAGGTGTGGGCGCGCTTCGGCGCCGACGTCTACCTCCTCGACCAGATCCGTGACCGGCTGGACTTCCCTGCGACCCAGCAGGCGGTGAAGGCGCTGTCGGCGAAGTGGCCGCAGGCGCACGCGAAGTTGGTGGAAGACAAGGCCAACGGCCCGGCGATCATCGCCCAGTTGCGGTCCTCGGTCCCGGGCCTGATCGCCATCAACCCGACCGACTCCAAGTACGCGCGCGCCTCCGCGGTGGCCCCGTTCCAGGAGTCCGGCAACGTCTACCTGCCCGATCCGACCCTCGCGCCGTGGATCGACGACTACGTCGTCGAGCACACGTCCTTCCCGAACGCCAGCCACGACGACCAGGTCGACTGCACCAGCCAGGCCCTCGACCGGCTGCTGGGGAACCAGTCCGGCTTCGAGCAGGCCAAGGACTGGCTGAAGCAGTTCTCCGGGAACGCCGCCTGAACCCGAAGGGGGATGCCGTGGCCCGCTGGAGTGCTGCCCTGCGCCGTCTGTTCCGTCCCGACGAGCAGCAGGCAGCCGAGTCCGACACCAGCAAGGCACTCGCCCCCACGGCCGCGCAGACCTACACCTCGGCCCAGGTCGGCAGCCTCGTGGCCGCGACCGCGCAGGCCGTTCGGACGGACGGCACCTTCCAGCCGCTGCCCCGGCCCGAGCCGCAGGTCCCGTTCGGGCCGGGCGTGCCGCTGCAGCCGGCGGCGATCGACCCGCTGCGCCCCGACGGCCGCACCGACCCGCGGTTCAACGAGTACCCGGTCACCTCCAACCTGCCGGGCGTCGGCGACCGCCTGGTGCCGTGGAAGGTCCTGCGGGACGCGGCGGAGGCCGGCGGCCTGCCGCGGCGCTGCATCGAGATCCGCAAGGCCGAGGTCACCACCCTGGATTGGGCGGTCACCATCACGAAGGAGGCCGTCGAGGCGGCGCAGGCCGCGACGGACCGGCCGCGCGCGGAGGTGGAGCAGGAACTTCGGCAGCAGCTGTCGGCGGAGATGGTGCGCTGCACCCGCTTCTGGCAGAAGCCCGACCCGGGTCAGGACGAGAACTTCTCCGAGTGGGTCGGCAAGGTGCTGGAGGAGCACTTCGTCCTCGACGCCATCGCGATCTACCCGCGGCGCACGTACGGCGGCGACCTGTACGCGCTGGAAGTCCTCGACGGCTCCACCATCAAGCCCCTGCGGGACCACCGCGGCGGCCGGCCGCTGCCCCCGAACCCGGCGTTCCAGCAGATCCTGTGGGGGTTCCCGCGCGGCGAGTTCGTCGCGGACGTCGACGACAGCGACCAGGTCCTCAACGGCTACCTGTCCGACCAGCTCGTCTACAAGCGGCGCAACGTGCGTGCGCACACGCCGTACGGCTACTCCGCGGTCGAGCAGGCCCTCGAGGACGTCGACGTCTGGCTGCGCCGCCGGAAGTGGATCCGCGACGAGTACACCGAGGGCACCGTCCCAGCCGGCTTCGTCACCAACCAGGGCCAGACCAGCTGGACGCCCAGCCAGCTGAAGGAGTACGAGACCGACCTCAACGACGCCTACGGCGGCTCGACGGCGGCACGTCACCGGCTGCGCGTCCTTCCCCCCGGCTTCGGCATCGACACTCCCGAGGACTTCGGGGAGAAGTACAAGCCGGAGTACGACCTGTTCCTCATCAAGCTCCTCGCCGCGCACTTCGACACCACGATCGCCGAGCTCGGCTTCACCGAGACCGGCGGCCTCGGCTCGACGGGCTGGCACGAGGGGCAGGCCGCGGTCCAGCAGCGCAAGGCCACGTTGCCGACGCTGCGCTGGCTGCAGCAGCTGCTCACCTCGATCTCCCGCTCGCACCTGCGGATGCCGGAAGAGCTGGAGTTCCGCTTCCTCGGCCTGGAGGAGGAGGACGAGGCCGGCGCCGATGAGGTGGCCGGGCGCCGGGTCCAGCAGGGCCGGATGACGCTGAACGAGGACCGCGACCGGATGGGGCAGCCGCGCTTCGACTTCCCCGAGGCGGACATGCCGATGGTGATGACGAGCCGTGGCGTGATCCTCCTGGCCGGAGCCGCTCAGCGGGCTGAGCCCGGCACGACGCTCAGCGTCGAGAAGGACGACGGCGGGAGCAGCGGCGCCGACGACGGCGCAGCCGAGGACGACGAGGGAGAGCCGGACGACGAGGGCGAGGACAGGGCCGACGCGGTGAAGTCGGAGCTGTCCGCCTACCGCCGCTGGGCGCGCAGGAACCCGCACTCCGGGCGCCCTTTCGAGTTCAAGGTCGTCACGAAGGCCGACGCCCCCGAACTGAACACGGACCACGTCGTGTTCGCCGCACCGGGCGGTGACCAGCCGGTCCCAAAAGGTGACGCGGTCGCGTGGCCCGGATGGGACCGCGACCAGGACACGGCCGACGTCTGGGCCACGCGCATCAGCAGCGAGCTGGAGCAGGCCGTCGACAGCGATCGCCTGGCCCAGCAGTGGCTCGCCCAGGAACTCGTCAAGGACGGCGCCGACACCTCGGACGACACGGAGCCCGATCAGGAGGACGGAGCGGGCACAGCTGCCGCTCTGGCGTTCCTCGCTGCTGCCGGCATCACGCTCACGGCACCGATCGCCGCCGCGATCACCGGCCTGTGGATCGAGGGTTGGGCTATCGGTGACGTCGCCGGTCGCGCCGTGCTGGCCGGCACCGGCGCCCGCTACGGCTGGACCGTCGGCGACGAGGAGGCGGCACGCCGGACGCTCATCGCCACGTCTGCGGACGCCTTGCAGGCGTTCCTGGACCGCAACCGTACGACGATCCCTCCCATCGCGGACCGGCGGCTGCGGGTGTTCGCCCGGGTCCTGGTGAGAGCGAAAGCCCGGGGGCTGACCGCGAAGGAGCTCGCGCAGGCTCTGCGGGACGCGCTGCAGGACGACGCGTGGGCACGGATGGTGGCCCTCACCGAACTCACCCGGGCCAGCGCTGAGGCCGCCCGTGCCGCTTACACGGCGTCGGGCGTCACCCAGTGGCGGTGGAAGACCGAGCCGGATGCGTGCCCGATCTGCGTGGCCAACGAGAAAGCCGGGCCCCGAGACATCGGCGAGGCATGGCCGGACGGGTCCGCGGCTCCGCCTGCGCACCCGAACTGCCGGTGCAGCGTCCTGCCGGAATACGAACAGTGGCAATCCACTTGATCGCGCGCTCACGGAAGGAGCCGCCAGATGACGGACGTCGCGTACGCGTGGGCGCCGATCACGAAGACTGAAGAGCAGGAAGACGGCACGCTCATGGTCTACGGGCCTGCCGCCTCCAGCGACCTCGACCGCGACCAGCAGCGCCTGAACGCCGACTGGCTCGACAAGGCCATGCCCGAGTGGGCGCAGATCGGCAACATCCGCGAGCAGCACGACGCGAAGCGCGCGGTCGGCGTGGGCGTTGGGCTGACCAAGACCGACGACGGCAAGCACCACATCGCCGCCCACATCGTCGACGACGGCGCCGTCAAGAAGATCAAGACGAAGGTCCTCAAGGGCTTCTCCGTCGGCATCAAGAACCCGCGGGTCGCCCTCGGCAAGGCGGACGCCCCCGGCGGCGAAATCATCGACGGCAGCATCTGCGAGATCAGCGTCGTCGACCGGCCCTGCAACCCCGGCACCCTGTTCGAGATCGCGAAGGCGGACGGCGCCGGAACGCTCGAGCCGGTCGAGGACGCGGGAGTCGTCGAGAAGACGGACGCCGAGGCGTTCGGGATCCCGGGCGAACTGTACGAGCGGCTGCCGGACGTCGTCCGTGCCGCCCTCACCACCCTGGCCACCGCCGGCGCGGCCGTGTCGACCGACGCGGTGAAGGCCGACGATGCGGAGGCCGGCCTCGTGGTGTCGTCTCCGTCGATCCTGCTCAAGCTCGACGGCCTGCCCGTGACCGAGGACATGATCCGAGGCCTCGTCGGCGCCCGGGTGAGTGACCAGCTCGGCGCACTGGACAAGGCGGACCTGTCCGCTGCTGGCCGGCGTAAGGCGGCGGCCTCCGGCGCGGCGATGCCGGACGGCTCCTATGTGATCAAGACGAAGGCGGACCTGCGGAAGGCCATCAAGGCTGTCGGCCGCGGCGGAGCCGATCACGACAAGATCCGCAAGCACATCATCACCAGGGCAAAGGCCCTCGGACTGGAGGCCATGGTGCCCGAGAACTGGAACGCGAACGGATCCCTCAAGGACGCGAACAAGGCTGACGCCAGTGAGGAGCTGGTCGCGAAGGCGGAGCAGGTCCTGCGGGACACCCGCGCGCTCGCCCCGTCGCTGACGAAGGCCGACGACGACACCAGCGGGGGCAGTGACGAGTCAGCGGACATCGCGAGCGCCGAGCAGGCCATCGCCGTGATCGCGCAGCTCATCATCGCCGAGGCCGAGTCCCTCGCCCAGGGCAACCTCAACGAGGCCTGCGACATCGACCTGCTGCTGTCGGCCGTACGCTCCCTCACCTGGTTCAAGCGGCGTGAGGAAGCCGAGCAGTCGGGCGACGCGGACATGGGCTTTGCCGACAAGCCCACCGCCAAGGGCGGCAGCGCGGCGAAGTCCGACAGCGCCGAGGACGCCGCCACCGACACCGCCCAGGCCGGTGCCACGGGCGCCGCCTCCACCGAGACTTCTGCTTCCACCGAGGAGCAGCTGACCGCCGACGAGGGCCTGCAGGCTACCGACGGCGGAGAGACCGCCGAGTCCGAAGACAAGGGCTCGGAGACCGACGCAGTGACGAAGGCCGATGTGGCCGAGCTCGTCAAGGCCGCAGTCGCAGAGGCCACCTCCGCTTCAGAGGAGCGCTCCAAGGCGCTCGAGGCGGAGCTGGCGAAGGCGAACGCTGCCATCGAGGAGTTCCGGGCACTGCCCACCCCGGGCGGACCCGCGCTCACTCGCACCGCAGCACAGCAGACCCAGGCGACGAACAGCGACGCCGTCCGCATGAGGGCCGAGGCCAAGGCCCTGCTGGCGAAGGCCGACCAGGTCTCCGACCGCGACCTGCGCGACGGCTACAAGGAGCGCGCCAAGGCCCTCCTCGCCAAGGCCGACGCCTGACCGCCTGCACCCTTCACCTCTCAACTCCGGCCCCGCGTTGGGGCCTTTCGCATGAAAGGAGCCAGTGATGGCTCTGCCCCGTGCCGAAGTCCTCTTCGGCGACAGCCCCGAAGCCCCGGTCCTGTCCAAGGCCGAGGTCAGCGAGCGCTTCGACGAGCTCATGAAGTCCGTCGACCTCGCGCCCACCCGCACGCTCGGCCCGGCCGACGTCGTCCAGGCCTTCACCGAGGGCCGCGGCATCTCCTTCGAAGAGCAGCCGACCAACGCGTTCGGCGCCCTGACGAAGGCCCTCGGCACGCCGGACATCCAGAAGGGCCTGTCCGCCGACTCCCTCGCGTCGATCACCAGCGCGCTCGACGAGCTGAAGACGGCGCAGCCCGACCTGGTCAAGGACATCACGTCCACCTCCCCGGTCGCGGGCGGCCTCGTCGCGTTCGACCTCGAGGCGCCGGCGAAGATGCTGACCCCGCGGCCGACCCCCCTTCGCAACCGGATCCCGCGGAAGAAGGGCATCGGCCTGAGCCACCGGTTCAAGGTCATCTCCGGGTTCTCCGGCACCGGAACCGGCGGTGTGGGCAACATCCACCCCGGTATCCAGGACACCACCCAGAACAACTTCGCCCCGGGCGGCGCCAGCAACGCGCTGTACTACGCGCGCGGCCCGAAGATCTCGTACGCGGGCTACGACAAGACCGTGGCCTACAGCCAGTTCTCCGTGTCGGACCAGGTGACCTGGTCGGCGCAGTACGCCGGGCAGGGCTACCAGGACATCCGCCAGCTGTCCCGTACCAGCCTCATGTACTCGAGCATGCTCCTCGAGGAGCGCATGCTCCTCATGGGCCGTGGCACCAGCGGCAACGGCTTCCTCGGCGCCCTGGCCGCACCGACCGGCCTCACCCTGACCGCCCGCACGGCAGGCACCGGGGAGACCGCGCTGACCGGCGTCTCCACGAACATCTACGTCAAGGTCACCTCGGACGCGGGCGACTTCGGCCAGTCCGTCCTCACAGCGGCCGTGAACGTCGCCCCCTCCACACAGGTCGTCGACGTCACCGCCACGCTCCCGGCCGGCGCGACCGGCATGCGCGTCTACGTGTCGACCGGCTCCTCCGACCCGGGCGACGCCGCCCGCTGGTACGCGGGCAAGACCGGCACGAACAAGTTCACCCTCCAGGGCGCGCTCCCGACCGCCGGTGTCGCGGCGTCCACCGTCACGGCGGACACCACCGCATACCCGGCCGGCTACGACGGCATGCTGCCGATCTGCACCGGCGCCGACTCCGGCTACGTCAGCCGCCTCAACGCGGCCCTGTCCACGGCCAACCCGGGCGTGGAGTGGCAGAACGCGTTCGTCGCGCTGTACAACGCGGTGAAGGCCGACCCGGACCGCACGCTGCTGAACGGCGCCGACCGCAAGCAGCTCTCCGACGCCCTGAAGACGTCGTCGTCCAGCAACTACCGGATGACGATCACCCAGGACCAGCTGACCGGTGTCACCATCGGCGACGTCGTCAACACGATCATCAACGAGGTGACCGGCAAGGGCGTCGCCGTCGAGGTCCACCCGTGGATGCCGCAGGGCAACTCGGTCATCCTCTCCGACAGCCTGCCCATCCCGGACAGCGAAGTCTCCGACGTCTGGAGCGTGTTCAACGTCCAGGACCTGATGGGCATCGACTGGCCCGTCAACCAGTTCGCGTTCGAGTCCAGCTCGTACTGGTTCGGAACCTTGGTCTGCTACGCCCCGGCGTGGAACGCCGCGATCACCGGCATCCAGGCCGCGTAAGCCGCCTGCCGCTGGGGCCCGTAGCGATGACTGCGGGCCCCAGCGCATGGCCCTGAACGTCCGCGGCCCTACCGGAACGGGGCCGCGGACACCCCACCCTCACCCCAAGGAGCAGCCGTCATGACGCGACTGTGCATGCCCGACGGCGCCGTACGCGGCATCGACATCCAGGGCGCCCAGACCGGGGCCACGACCGGGTACACCCCGGGCCGCGACGGCACCGTCACCGTCGACAACCCCCAGCACGAGCGCGCCCTGCGCGAGTACGGGGCGTTCCCCGCCAACCTCGGCGGCCGCACGCGCGGCGGCTACCGCTGCCCCGACTGCGGATTCGGGGCGTTCGTCAAGACCTGCTCCCGCTGCGGCGGGACCTGCGAAAGGGAAACCTGACATGCCCCCCAGGAAGCGCGCCGCCAGCGCACCGAAGGCCGACGAGACCCTGACACCCGAGACCGAGCCGGACGGCCAGCAGGACGACACTGCGGACGTCACGACGCCCGTCTCCGACGACTCGGCCGGCCCGGCCGACGACAGCGCCGCCCAGGCGCCTGCCGACGACGGCGACCAGCAGCCGAGCGAAGACGACGAGGACGACGAGGACGACCCCGAGCTGGAGCTCAGCGACCTCCAGACCGTCGACCTGCCCTGCACCGAGTGCTGCCCCAACGGCTGGCCCGAGGGCGCCTTCTCCGTCGGCTGCATCCACGGCACCTACATCCGCAACCAGGACTGACGGGAAGGGAGGGTGGGCGTGCCCGCCACACCGTACGTGTCCGCCGCGGCATTCCGCGCCCACCCCACCTACCTCGACACCGACGGGCTGCTTCCCGACGAGCCCGACCCCGATGTGCAGACGGCCGAGCTGACGAGCCTGTTGGTGCAGGCGTCCGCGTGGGCGGACAACCAGTGCGACCAGCCGCTCGGCGCACACCTCTACACCCAGAACACGCGGGTGCGCGCGGACCGGGTGGGCATGCTGCGTATCCACGCCGACCACAAGCCCGTCCGGTCCGTGACGAGCTTCTCCTACGGGTCGTCCCCGACGTCCCTCACCGCCCTGGCGTCGCCGCAGGTGTGGGTGGAGGACGACGCCAACATGGTGTTCACCGTCGGCGGTGCGTCGACCGGCTGGTCCGGCTCGCTGCAGGTCGGCTTCGGCGCATCTCCCGGCGGGGAGTTCTTCGCTCGCGTCGGCATCGTCGCTGGGTACGTCGCCACGCTGACCACGGCCGCCGCGACCGCAGGGGACACGAGCCTCACGGTGGCCGACCCGACCGGCATCGAACCCGGCAGCCGGTACACGATCTGGGAGCCGGGCCGCATGGAGACCGTCACGGTCTCACCGCTGTGGCAGCCCCCGGCCGCCACGACCGCCCCGGCTCCCACCAGCGTTCTGCTCGCCGAGCCGCTCGCCAGCGACCACGCCGAAGGCAACGACTTCTCTGGCCTCCCTGGCGATGCCCGGCTCGCGATCGTGAAGTACACCATCGCCCTGCTGCTGCGGCCCGACACGAGCGCCGAGGCCGAGTTCCCCGACTCGACGACGAACTCCAGCACCCGCGGCAAGGACCCGCGACGCACAGGACTGGGCTACGTCGACGAGGCGCGCAAGATCCTCCGCTCCTACCAGAAGGTGCGGTGACCATGTCCCTGGGCCACGAGGTGATGCCGTCATGAGCATCCAGACGGTGCAGGACGGGATCTGCCGCTACTTCGGCGGCCCGTACGACGAGACCACGCGCACCTACCGCTCCTCGCCGCTCGTCAAGTACGGCGTCGGTGTCGTCCGCCGGGCGTGGGCCAAGGACGACAACTTGGCCGACTACTTCCACGGCCAGGACCCGGGAGCACGGACCGGCGTCCAGATCGTGGTCTACATCCCCCGAAGCAGCGAGACCCGCTTCGCTGTTGGCGGCGCGCACGGGGGCCACAAGAACGTCGTGTACGAGGTGCAGCTCTGCTGCTACATCCGTTCCCGCGCCGCCCATGCCGAGGACGCGCAGGACGACGTCCACGCCCTGCGTGACGCGCTGGTCGAGCACCTGCGCGCCGATCGCACCCTCGGCGGTGCGGTGTTCGAGGCCGGTGAGCACGTCGACGGCGGCAACGGGTCGATCGATTTCGAGTACGGCCAGCCCGAGACCCGATCCCAGCTCACCAAGAGCTTCGTCCTGATGACGTTCCCGGCGCTGGAGATCATCCAGGCCTGACGCGCCGCCGGGGCACCGCCACTTCCTCCCATCATCAAGGACTGGAGTCCGCATGCCCGCGAAGCCTGCTGCCCAAGAGCCGGAGCGCACTCCGGCCGCATCCCGCACGACGGACGCCACCCCAGAGCCGGCCGCCAAGGAGGAACCGGCCAAGACCTCGGCAGCCGAGGAGCCGGCCGCCGACGAGGTGCCCGAGGGGCGGCTTCCCGCCGGCGTCTACGAGTTCGTGGGGACCATCCCCACCCAGTACTTCGAGGTGCCCCTCACCGCCCACCCCGAGATCCCCGGCCAGGACTCCACCGACGACACCGAGGCCGTCCCCGCCGTCGCCGCCACCGTCTTCGACTGGCCGTTCAGCGCCCCCGGCGACGGCCGCTGGAAGCCCAGCAAGAAGAAGCCCAACCAGCAGCCGGACAACGCCCCGGCCGACGACCCTGAAGGGGAGTGACCGGTGGTTACCACCTACGCGTCCACCAAGCAGTTCATCGGCATCGCACCGGAGACCGCGCAGGGCACCCCGGTCGCGATGTCGGCGACGCAGCTGCTCACCAGCTTCAGCCCGTCCGACAAGCCCACCTACCTCAAGGACCAGTCGTGGCGCGCGTCGATGGGCACCGACGCCTTCGCGCAGATCCTCGGCGTCGGCACTGCGGACGTCAGCCTCGGCGGCCCCGTCTACGGGGACACCGTCGGATTCTGGCTGCGGAACATCCTCGGCGACTGCGCCGTCACCGGCACCCCGACCGGCAGCGGCGCGACCACCCTGTCGGCATCAGCCGCTGCCGGCGCCACCTCGATCACAACGACGGCGACCATCCCGGCCGCCACGCTCGTACAGATCGGCACCGGCGCGACGGCCGAGGTGTTCACCACCGGAACCCCGACCGGCTCCGGCCCGTACACGATCCCGCTGGCCACCCCGACCGGCGGTCTCGCGTTCGCGCACGCCACCTCGCAGGCCGTCACCCCGGTGCAGTCGGCCGGGCCGTTCACGTACGCATGGTCGCTGCTCAACAGCGGTGGCGGGCAGCCCCCCAGCCACACCCTCACTCACAGCCTGGGCCCTACCGCGACGGTGGGTGCCCGCCAGTACCCGGGCTTCTGCCTGTCGCAGTGCAACTTCCAGTTCAACGCCGAGTCCGAACTCTTTCAGTGGTCGGGGCAGGGCACCTCGTGGCCGTCCGTGCCGGCCGGTGCGGCCCCAACGGCGAACCCCACTACCGTCCTGCCGACCGCGTCCTGGCGGACCAAGGTCGGTATCGGCGGCCCGGCGTCCGGCGGCACCCTCGTTTCCACCGCCATGGACGGCGAGGTCGACATCACCCGCGAGCTCCAGCCGGTGTACACCGCGACCGGCGTGCGCACGCCGTACATCATCCAGCGCGGCGGTCTCAGCGTCGCCGGGAAGATGAACTTCGGCGCCGTCTCCGACGAGTCCGTCCTGCTGTGGATGCTGAACAACACGCAGCCACAGATGCAGCTCGTCTGCGACAACGGGCTCGTCGGCGCGAACCAGATCGTGGTGCAGATCGACATGCAGTCGACCGTGTTCACCCAGGCCGACCCCGACACCTCCAAGGCCGCCGTCGGCTACCAGGCCTCGTTCCAGGCCAACTTCAACACCACCAACGCCGGCGGCAGCGGCGCGCAGTCCCCGATCAAGGTGTCCGTCACCTGCGCCATCCCACCCGGCGCCTTCTGATCCACGCCGGTCGTTCCCTTCCCCTGAACTGCGGTCCCGGAGTGGAAGGGCTCCGGGACCGCACCCTCCCTTCCACCGAAAGGCACCACCATGTCCGAGCGTCAGCCCCTCGCCACCGCGGGCTCCTGGGTCCAGATCCGCGACCCCCACACCCTCAAGTCCGGCGACAAACGGGCGGTACTGCGCGCCATCCGCGAGGGCGCCACCGGCGCGGTCGCGCTCAGCATGCTCGATGCGATCGCCATCGTGGCCGTCGAGGCGTGGAGCCTCGCCCTGCCGACCCCGGCCCAGGACGCCAAGGTTTTGGACCTGATGGAGATCGCCGACTACGACAAGATGTCGGATCTCCTCGGCCCGACGCAGGAGGCCCTGTTCCCGACTCCGGTCGAGGAAAGCGCCGAGCAGGCGGAGGACGAAACGTCCCCTACCGAGCCTTCCGCCGCGTAGTCGCCCGGTTGGAAGGACGCCCCATCCCCGGCAGCGAGAAGATCCCGGCGACGCTGCTGGAAAAGGCCGCCGACTACGCCTGGTTCGCCGAACGCTGGGGCTGGCCCCCCAACGTGGTGGACGAGCAGCCCGCATGGATCATCGAACGGCTGCCCACCTTGGCCACCGCGTTCGACGAGGCGACCGCGGCCGTGCAGGAACGCGCCAAGCAACAGGCAGCAGCCGCTCAACCGCCTGGGGGGTGACCCGGGTGCCGGAGATCAGCGTGAACGTCCAGGGCGCCGACCGGCTGGAAGCCGCCCTGGACCGGCTGGCGCTGCGGGTGCGCACCGCGACCCGGTCGGCAACCAAGGAAGGGATCCGGCTCGTGCAGCGCCGCGCATTCGCGCAGCTGTCGCGCTACTCCCACCCGCCGAACACACCGACGCCGTCCCCGCCCGGCGCCCCGCCGGCCCGGGTCAGCGGCCACCTGCGGGGCGGCCTGTCGCCAACTGGCCCCTATGCGACAGGTGTGGGCTTCGGCGGGAAGCTCGGGCCGACGGCCGTGTACTCCCGCATCCAGGAACTCGGCGGCCAGACCGGCCGCAACCACTCGGTGACGCTGCCACCGCGACCCTACATGCGGCCCGTTCACAGGCAGCTCATCGCGGACGGATCGTTGCGCCGCGTGTATGTCGGAGCCTGGCGCCGCGCCCTCTGACCCACCTCTCCCCCCCAACACAACTGAACAGAGGGGAGGGTCACGTGTCCGACTACCTGGACCCGGTTGTCGTCGCACTCGAAGGCCGCGACCAGCAGCTCCTGGACACGCTGCGCCGGGCCAAAGAAGAGATCCGCCGCTGGAGCGCTGACGTCGGGCGGATGAGCGCCGACGTCAGCGTCAAGCTGGACGACTCCTCAGTGCGCCGGGTGGAAGCAGCCCTCGCCCACCTGACGCGGGACCGCACCGTCCGCATCCTCGCCGACGCCGACACCCGGGTCGCCGCGGCCGACCTAGACCTCCTGACCCGGGCCCGGCAGGCCCGCATCATCGCGGACGCCGACACCCGCGCGGCCGCCGACGACCTTGCGCTCCTCACGCGTCCGCGCACGGTGACCATCCACACCAACACCACCGGCAACCAGCCCAACAGCCCCACCCCGACCCCCGGCGGCGGCCGAGGCTCGAGCGGTGGCGGAGAAGCCAGCTGGAAGAGCCTGCTGACGCTGGCCCCCGCACTGGTCCCGATCGCCGCCCAGGCAACCGCCGTTGCTATGCAAATGGGCGCGGCCACCGTCGCCGTGGGCGTGTTCGGTCTCGCAGTCAAGTCCCAGCTCGGGGCCGTGTCCGGGCTCAGCGACGCGCAGGCCAAGGCCAACGCGGCGGTGGCCAAGTACGGGCCCGCCTCCAAGCAGGCCCAGCAGGCCCAGCAGGCGCTGTCGCAGGTGACGGAGGCAATGCCGGCCCAGACCCTGAAGGCCGCCACCGCGTTCTCCATCCTGCAGGGCGACTTCCAGTCCTGGTCGAACGGCCTGGCCAAGTTCACCATGGTGCCTGTCACGCAGGGCATCGCCGTCCTGGATGCGCTGCTGCCGAAGCTGTCGCCGCTGGTGAAGGGCACAGCCGCCCAGTTCACCCGGCTGACCACGCTGCTCGCCGGGGGCATCAACTCCGGCGCCTTCGACGGCATCATGGCGAAGTTCACCGCGTTCGCCAACGGCGCCCTCAACTCCGCCGTCAACGGCGTCATCCACTTCGCGCGCGTGCTGTCGCAGGGCGGCGGCAGCAACGGCTTCTCGACGTTCATGGACTACGTCAAGTCCACCGCGCCGCTCGTGAAGGAGACGCTGAAGAACCTCGGCGAGGCGCTCATGAACATCCTGCGGGCCGCCTCGCAGGCCGGGCCGGGGATGCTCTCCCTGATCAACGCGTTCGCCAAGCTCGTCGCCGCGCTGCCGCCGTCACTGATCGCCACGATCATGCAGGTGGCGGCCGCCATCAAGATTCTCTCGCTGACCAGGGCTGGCATCACCTCCCTGACCGGAAGCTTCGGCGGCCTCCGCACCCAGTTCACGGCGCTGCGGACCGCGGCTGCCGGCGCCGGCGGCGGCCTGGCCGGATTGCGGGCGGCGTTCCTGTCGCTGGGCACCGCGGCCAAGGCGACCGTCGTCGTGGCGGGTATCGCCGCCGTGGTCGTCGCCGTGTCCAAGCTCGCCTCGCTGGGGCAGAAGGCGCCCCCGGACGTCGACAAGCTCACCAACTCCCTCGGCCGCCTGGGCAGTACGGGCCAGCTCAAGGGCGAGGCGCTGAACGCGTTCGGAAAGAACCTGTCCGGGCTGCGCGACGCCGTCAAGTCGTTCGTCGCGCCGTCGGTGATGGACAACATCCAGCAGGGCATCATCAAGGTCGTCACCCTCGGCACCACCGACAGCACGCCGGTCAAAGAGGCCAAGGAGAACATCAAGGCGATCGACCAGGCGCTGGCCAACCTGGTGCAGGGCGGCCACGCCGACCTCGCCGCGGCCGCGCTGGAGAAGCTGAAGGCCGCCTACGCCAAGGGCGGCCACGACGTCGGCAACTTCACCGGCAACCTGAAGAACTACAAGAAGGCCGTCGACGACGCCAAGTTCGCCGCCGACCTGACCGCCCAGTCACAGGGCCTGTTCGGGGCGCAGGCGCAGCGGACGGCCACGCAGCTCGACAAGCAGAAGGCGTCCGCCGACGGCCTGCGGGGCGCGATCCAGGCGCTCAACGACGTCAACAGGGCTGGCCTCGGCGGGATGATCGCGTTCAACCAGTCCCTCGCCGACACCGCGAAGGCCGCGAAGACCAACGCGGGCGCGCTCACGATGTCGCACGGCCAGCTCAACCTCAACTCGCAGAAGGCCCGTGATGCGGCCAGCGCGCTGCAGGACCTGGCGACCAAGACGGACGAGGCCGCGGGATCGGCGCGGGACTCTGGCGCGTCCTGGGGGAAGGTCAACTCGATCTACAGCCAGGGCCGGGCCGCCCTGATCAAGAACGCTGAGGCTATGGGCCTGACCGCGAGCCAGGCCAAGACGCTCGCGGATCAGATCCTGAAGATCCCGGACAAGAAGGCCAAGGTCCAGATGGACACCGAGGACGCGGTGTCCGACCTCAACTCCTTCAACGCGGCGGTGAAGCGCGCGCCGAACGCCAAGAGCGTCACCCTCAAGACCCTGAGCTCCACCGCGGAGCAGGTGCTGGCGTCGTTCGGCTACAAGGTCACGCACCTGAAGAACGGCCAGGTCAAGGTGTCCGCGGCGACCGGCAGCGCACTGGCGGGGATCCGCAACGTGCAGGGTGCGGTCAACAGCTTGCACGGCAAAACGATCACCATCATGACGCAGTACTTCACCGCCAAGTCGCCTTCGCAGCTGGCCGCCGCGCACGGCCGCGCGCACGGCGGCATCGCTCCTGGGTACGCCGACGGCGGACACGTCATCCAGACCCACCCGAACGGCGGCCTGGTCGACGGGCCCGGCACCCCTACGTCGGACTCCATCGTGGAGGTGTCGCCGAACGGCGGCGTGTACCGGACGTCGAGGAAGGAGTACATCGTCCAGGCCGCCTCGGTCGAGAAGTACGGCGTCTCCTTCCTGGACGCCCTGAACGCTGGCCACCTGAGGCTCGCCGGGTACGCAAAGGGCGGCCTGTCGCAGGCGGCGAAGGACGCCCGCTCGCAGCTGTCGGGCAGCTTCAACATCAGCAGTTTCGGCAGGGAGGCGGGCTACTGGCGCACGCCGTTCGAGCACTCCCTGGCCGTGCCCACGGACATCAACGAGCTGGTGTCGTCCCTCAACGGCTTCCGCAGCGAGATCAAGAAGGCGTTCAGCGGGCGCACCGAATCGTCGCTGCTCAAGCAGCTCGACAAGGCCGGCAAGAGCCTTATCAGCTACGACAAGCAGCTGACCAAGGTCACCTCGTCGCTGGCCTCGGCCAAGTCGAAACTCGACGACCTGAAGAACAGCGCGGCCCAGCTCAAGAGCTCGGTCGCCTCCAGCGTCATGCAGAACGCCGGCATCGTCACGTCCGCCCCGCAGGAAGGGTTCGCCCTCTCCAGCCAGGACGTGCTGAACAACTTGTCGGCGCAGGTGTCCAAGAGCATCGCCTTCTCCAACCAGCTGCAGGCGCTGAAGAAGAAGGGCCTGTCGGCGGAGCTCCTCGAGCAGATCGCGTCGGCGGGCGTGGATCAGGGCGGGGCGACCGCGGCGGCGCTGGTCGGCGCGAGCGACTCCACGATCAAGCAGCTCAACAGCATGCAGTCGCAGCTGAAGACGTCGGCGAACAAGGCGGGCACCGCGGTGTCCGACGCCATGTACGGGGCGGGCATCAAGGCCGCCGAGGGCCTGGTCCACGGGCTGGAGAAGAAGCAGAAGGCCATCGAGGCCCAGATGCTGAAGATCGCGAAGGGGATGGAGAAGAGCATCAAGCACGCGCTCGGCATCAAGTCCCCGTCGACCGTGATGGCCCAGGTCGGCGACTTCACCGCGCTGGGCATGGCGGCGGGCATCACCCGCTCCAGCAAGCACGCCGTGATCGCGGCGCGCGGGATGGCCATGTCGGTCGCGCAGGGCGCCACCGTGGCGGGCGTGGGCACGCCGACCTGGGCAGGCGTGCCGCTCAACCCGAACAGTGGCATGGCGGCGATCGTCAACCACCACTACCACTTCAAGATCGAAGGCAATGCGGTGACCATGGACCGCCTCGCCAAGGACGTCGAGACCGCCTTCCTCAAGCGCGGCGCCCGCAACCCGATGACGTACACCCCCTACCAGCGCTGACCCACCCCAGCAGGCGAGGGCGCCCGAGGCGCCGCAAGGAGGTGTCCGGTGGCGAACCCCCGGCTGTCCACGCTGCAGGACCAGTTCAGCGCCGCCGCGCTCAACACGGCGGTGTGGAACAACTCCTCGGGCAGCCCGAACGTCACCCTGGACACCGCCCTGGACCGGGTGCAGATCAACTGCACGAGCGGCTACCCGGCGTTCGGCGCCAACGGCCCGTACGACTTCACCGGCGATGCGATCTTCGCCCGGATCAGCCCGCCTCCGGTGGGCACCGGGACCACGCAGTTCATCATGCGGGTCGTCGTCGACGCCAACAATCGGGCGAGCCTCTTCTTCGACGGCGGTGGCGTCCTCACCGCGACCGTGGTCAACGCCGGCGTGTCCACGACCACCGTCATCGGCGCCTACGACCCCTACGGCCACGCCTGGTGGCGGCTGCGGGAAGCCTCCGGCAGCGTGCTGTTCGAGACGGCGCCCGACGGCTGGACGTGGACCACCCGCGCCACCATCGCCCACACCTGGTCCGCGAGCGCAGTGCAGGTCATCTGGATCTGCGGCTACTTCGGCACCGAGGCCGCGGGGCTGGCCAGCTACGTCGACCACGTCAACACCACGCACTCCGCGTACGGCCAGCCGAACCTGAACTGGCCGATGGTGGAAGAGGCGTGGGGCCCGTTCTGGAACGCCAACGGCGGCACCCAACCGTTGGACCGCTACGTCGAGGTCTCCGACCGCACCCGCAAGACCTCCTCGGTCAGCCGCGGCCGCCAGTACGAACTGGACCAGGTCCGCTCCGGCGAGGCCAGCCTCACCCTCGACAACCGGGACGGCGCCCTGGACCCGGTCAACACCTCCGGGCCCTGGTACGGGCACATCCAGCCCTACCAGCCCTACCGCAAGCGGGCGCAGTGGCCGCCCACCCGCAACCTGCTGGACCAGGTCATGGCCACCGGCGGCGACCTCGGCGGCTTCCCGCTCGGCACGATCAGCAACTCCGGCACCGACATCTTCTCCAGCAGCGACAACACCGGCGGCCAGTTCGTCGCCACCTCCGCCGCCTGGCAGGGCGCCACGGTCATGCAGTTCAACGTGCCGTCCGCCACCGCCAACGGCGTCCGCATCATGTACACGCCGCGCTGGTCGACGCTGCCCGGCCAGACCTACACCGTGCAGCTACGCGCCCGGAACATCACCCCGTCCACGTCGCTGGCCGTGAAGGCGTTCATCGGGAACTACACGACCGTCAGCGGCTCCTTCCTCAACGGCGGCACGGCCGCCACTCTGACGGGGTCGGCGACGGCCGGCTGGACGACGCTGACGGCCACCTTCACGATGCCCGCCGGGGCGGGCGGCATGAGCTGCGGCCTCCTCGTGGACACCACGGCCGCCGCGACCTGCTCCATCCAGATCGACGGCATGCAGCTGGAGAAGGGGGCCACGGCCACCACCTGGCAGGCCCCGGGTGTCTGGTACCCGATGTACGCGGGCTGGACGGAACGCTGGACGCCGTCGTGGGACCTGCACGGCACCTACGGCCAGGTCGCGCCGACCGCGGTGGACACCTTCAGCCTGCTGTCCCAGCAGAAGCTGTCGGACCCCCTCACCCAGGAGATCAACTCTCACTCGCCGCGGTTCGTGTACCGGCTGGACGATCCGTCCGGCAGCACCGCGGCCGCGGAGTGGACGGGCAACTACCCGGTCGCGCAGATCGGCATCAGCAAGTACGGCGCCGGCAGCCTCACCTTCGGCACGTCGGTCACAGCGACGGACGCCACCGGCCTGTACACGGGCTCCACCGGCACCGTCGCCACCCTCAACAACGCCAGCCCGGGCACCAACGTGATCGCCGCAGCATCGTTTTTGCGGCTGACCACGGCCGGTATCAAGGGGCCCACGGACCCGGCGTCCTGGGTGCGCATGCTGGCGTTCCGGTACACGGGGCCCACCCCCTCCGGGGGCGGCGCCGCCTGCATGTGGTCCTGGATGGACAACCAGCGCGCCAACGGCACCCCCTCCGGCTCCCACGTCTACGTCTTCATCGAGAGCACCGGCAAGCCGGTCCTCCTCATCCAGGGGCCCACCGGCGCCGGCAGCAGCTGGTACCCCGGCGGCGCCACCAACTGCGTCGACGGCGACTGGCACCTGCTGATCTTCGGGTACAACGCGGCCACCGGCCAGGTCGTCTTCTCCCAGGACGGGGCGGGAGCAGCCTTCTACAGCTCCATCCCCTCCACGTACACGCCGTCCGGGATCGTCGCCGACAACCTCGGCGCGTTCGTCGACGTGACCGTCGGCAACGGCACGATCTGGAACTTCAAGGGGGACTTGTCCTTCGCGAGTGAGTTCTCCTGGTCGTTCGGGTCGAGCAGCATCTCCAGCCTGTACAACGCGTGGAAGAGCGCATGCGCCGGGGAATCCACCGACGCCCGCTACGCCCGCATCCTGCGCTACGCCGGCTACACCGGCTGGAACTCCATCCAGACCGGCCTGACCACGTCGATGGGCCCCGCGAACCTGGACGGCCAGGACGCCATGTCCGCCCTCGAGAACGTCGTCGCCACCGAGAACGGCGCGCACTACGTCGACGCAGCCGGTGTGATCACGTTCGTGTCGCGGGGCGCCCGCTACAACGCCACCACCCCCGACTTCGTGTTCGGGGAGAACGCTGACGCAGGCGAGTACCCCTACGAGGACTGCTCCCTCGACTTCGACAGCACGCACCTGTCCAACCAGGTCACCGTCACCCAGGAGCCCACCAGCCAGAACTTCTACGCCACCGACGACACCAGCGTGGCCAACTACTTCCCGCGGACCCTGTCCCGCACGATCAACTCCAGCGACGCCGGCGAGTGCCAGGACGCGGCCAACTACCTGCTGTCCCGGTACAAGATGTCCGCGATGCGGGTCAGCTCCCTCAAGCTCCACCCCTCCGGCAACCCGGCCCTGTGGGCGGTGTGCCTGAGCCTGGAACTCGGCACCCGTGTCCGGGTGATGCGGCGGCCGCCGGGCGTGCCCGCGATCGCCGTGGACTGCTTCGTGGAGAACATCCAGTGGGACATGGACGACGGCGGCGAGGCCTGGTGCACGCTGCAGTGCTCCCCGGCCGACCTCACCCCGTACGCCGTGTTCGCTGCCTGGCACACCACCCTGGCCGCGGCCGTGTCGGCGGGGGCGACCACGCTCAGCCTCAACGCCCCTCAGACCGCGCAGCTGTACGCGACGACGTTCGACAGCGCGGGCACCTGGCGCTCCCTGTCCACCGACGGCCTCGCCACCGACCTCGGCGCGGCCACCATCGTCTCGGACGGCGGCGACAACGCCGCCCGCGGCACCGGCTACACCATCCTCGAATCCACCACCGAGCTCCCGTACGATCCGACGCTGACCTACCGGGTGTCGGCCACCATCCGCACCGCCACGACGCCCACCACCGGCACGTCCAACGTGTACGTCGGCCTCACGGGCATCCGTGCGGACGGCACCCGCTGCAACATCAACGGCTCCAACGCGGTGTCCTCGCAGATCTACTGCGCGGCCCGCGGAACCTCCCCGGCCGGCACCTACACCACCTTCACCGGCTACGTGTCCGGCACCGCCACCCCGGGCGACGCCGGCCCCAACACCGACCCGACCAGCCCCGAACGGCTGCGGCCGGAGATCGTGCGGGTGCGGCCGCTGGTGTACCTGCTGTACACGGCGACCGACGGCGTGCAGTACATGACGTCCTTCACCGTGCATACGGTGCCCACCGGCGGCGGTGTCCCGCTGGCGGCGCAGCTCCGCCCGGGGCAGCAGCTCACCCTCGGCCAGGGCAGCGCCAATACCGAGACCGTCACCGTGTCCGCGGTGGCCGCGACCAGCCCCGGCTACACCACCGCCACCGTCACCCTGACCGCGGCCACCACCAAGACCCACGCGGTGGGCGACACCGTGTGCGAGCCGCTGCCGTCCTGGGTCACCGACCCGGCGAAGTGGGACAGCGTCGCCGAGTTCGACAGCGTTGCCTTTTCCTACTAGGAGGTTCCCGTGGCCCGTGTGGTGCCCACCATCGCGAGCGAGAGTCCCGGCAACTTCATCACAGGCGCCCTGTGGAACGCACAGGTCGGCGGGATCATGCAGTGGCTCATCGGCTCCGGCAGCAACGGCCTGCCGATGTTCTTCGGCTACCAGGGCACCGCGCAGAGCATCGGATCGGGCACGACCGGTGCGGCCATCACCATCGACACCGAGGTCATCGACACGGACGGCGGCCACTCCACCGTCAGCAACACGTCGAGGTACACGTGCCAGGTCGCGGGCTACTACCTGGTGTGGGGCTGCGTCTCGTGGGTCACCAACGCGACTGAGGAACGCATCACGTACTACCAGAAGAACGGCGCCGTGATCGTCGGCGGTTCCTCGGTGCAGGCCAACCCCGTCACCTCCAGCCACGCCACGGTCATCCCCGGCACCATCATGATCCTCCCGATGAGCGTGGGCGACTACTTCGAGGTGTGGGGATCCCAAGTGTCCGGCTCCAGCCTCAACACCCAGGCCGACGCCACGCAGGGCAAGAACAGCAGCATGCTCTGCGTCTGGCTCCACGCCTAGACAGGAGACCCGTGAGTTCCACCAGCGGCCAGACCAACTACGACCTCTACATCGACCTTGAGCGGGATGAGTCGCAGGCCACAACGAGCCTCACCATCCCCGGAGGCCTCGGCCTGTCCGACACACAGGTGCTGGACTTCGTCCAATACCTGCGGGCGTACTCGTGGCCTGCCGGGATGGCCAGCCGATTCTCCGTGACCAAGTGGGACCAGACGACGATCACCTACACCACGGACATGGCGGCCGACCCGCCCGCCTTCACCTGATCGCGGCCCTGCAGGTCCGCGCACCGTGCGGGCCCTTTCCCGCACCCTCATCAAGCCCTCGGCCTGCCGGGGGCTTTCGCACGCCCAGGAGCACCATGACACGCAACGTCCGCTTCAAAGGTGGTCGGCTGCCGGCCGAACCCGCCCGCCCGCACCTGAAGTTCGGCGCCTACCTCAGCCCCGAACTCCCGCCCCCGCCCGCCGCCGCGGACTGGCTCGCCCCGGTCCCGGCCGCCGACTGGGGCATGCTCGCCAACGACCAGTGGGGCGACTGCACCTGCGCCGGCGTCGGCCACAAGCGGATCGGTGACGTGTACGTCAACCAGATGCGCCTGCTGACGGTCACCGACACGGACACGCTCGGCCTGTACTCGGCCGTCACCGGCTTCGACCCGCACGCCGGGGCGCCCGGCGAGAACCCGACGGACCAGGGCGCGGTGTGCCAGGACGTCCTGGACTTCTGGCGAAAGAAAGGTTTCCTCGGCGAGAAGGTCATCGCCTTCGCCAAGGTCGACCTGTCCAACCGCGACGAGGTCAAGCAGGCGATCGCCCTGTTCGGGCAGATCTACTGCGGGATGAACTTCCCCGGCTCGGCGATGGACCAGTTCAACGCCGGGAAGACGTGGGACACCGTCAAGGGCGCCCGCCTCGAGGGCGGGCACTGCGTCACGATCGGCGCCTTCGACGAGGATGGCCTGTCCTGTGTCACCTGGGGCGCCGTGCAGAAGATGACGTGGCGCTTCTTCACCAAGTACTTCGAAGAGGCGTGGGTCCTCATCAGCCCGGACGTGATCGACCCCAAGACCGGCAAGAACCTGGCGGGCTACGACCTGCACACCCTCGGCCAGGACTTCTCCTCCCTGACCGGCGACCCGAACCCGGTCCCCAACCCGCAGCCGACGCCGCAGCCCGGACCGGTGCCGACCCCTCCTCCTTCGCCAGCTCCTGCTCCGGATCCTCGCGTGGCTAAGGCGGCTGCCCTGGTTCACGAGGCGGACGCTCTGATGCAGCAGCTGGCGAACGGCACCACGGCCGACGCGGATCAGGCGGAGGTGGCGCCGTGACCGTGAAGGGCTGCGACGTCTCGGCCTACCAGGCGTCGGACTACCAGACGACAGGCCTCGACTTCGTCTTCATCAAGGCGACCGAGGGCACGTCGTACGTCAACCCGAAGCAGGCAGCCCAGACCGCGCGCGGCCGCGGAGCTGGCCTGGTCGTGGGCTTCTACCACTTCCTGCACCCCGGGAACGTTGACGCTCAGGCGAAGTACTTCGTGGCGAAGGCCGCCAGCGTGGCCGGCGACATCCTCGTCTGCGACTGGGAGACCAGCCCGTCCGGCGGCCGGCCGACGTCGGCGGAGAAGGACCAGTTCCTCCGGGCGGTGAAGACGCTCCGCCCGGACCACAAGGTCATCTTGTACTGCAACACGGACTACTGGCTGCACCGGGACAGCTCCTCGTACTGCGCTGACGGGCTGTGGATCGCCGATCCGAACCACGTCGCCGGGTCCCCGGGGATCAAGGCGTCCTGGCTCTTCCACCAGTACAGCGCCTCCGGCGGCCTCGACCGCAACCTCGGCAACTTCCCCGACAAGGCTGCGCTGCGCGCGTGGGCGACCGGCACGACACAGGAGGACCCCTTGGCAGGCATGACCAACAAGGCCATCGCTCAGGCGGCCTGGCAGACGGACGACGTCCTGCCCGCCGGCTCGACCGAGGCGAACAAGGACAACAAGTTCTGGATCGCCCAGACCTACCTGACCGGCACCTACGAGAACACGGTCAAGATCCTCACGATGGAGGCCGCACAGACTGCGGCCATCACGAAGCTCGCCAGCCTCATCGGCTCCGGCGTGGACACGGCCGCCGTGGTGACGGCCGTGCAGGAGGCGATCGCCGAGGCGGTCGTCAAGGTCAGCGTCGACGTCACCGGCGCGCAGAGCTGAAGGAGCCTGTCATGCCTCTGTCCAACCCGGAACTGTGGGCGGCCGCACTCGCCGTCGTCCTTCCGCCCCTCATCGCCATCATCCAGCAGCCCAGATGGTCGGGAGCGGTGAAGGGCCTGTTCATGCTGCTCGTCGCCGCCGCTGACGGGCTCGGCACCGCCTACTTCAACGACGCCTTCCACGGCCGCACGATCGTGTCCTGCATCATGCTCGCCGTGATCGTCATCGGCACGACCTACCACATCCTGTGGAAGCCGTCCGGGATCGCGCCGGGGATCGAACGGGCCACGTCGACCGGTAGTCCACGGCACGCTGTCGATCCCGGGGCCTGATCCTGCCCGTTGCTCGCTGCGGGGAGGCCTCGTGGACGCTGCCCTGATCACGGCAGTTGCCGCGCTCGTGGCCACGCCTGTGACCGCGGTGGCGGCCGCGTACGGCACCCGCGGCGCGAACCGGGCAGCCCGGGAGGGCACCGCATTGACCGGCTACGACAACCTGACGAAGAGCCTCGTCGCCGAGAGGGACAAGGCTGAACTCGACGAGAAGGCGGCAGAGGCGAAGGCCTCTGCCGAAGCCGCCCGCGCGGACGCCGCCGAGGCTCAAATCGCGTCCCTGGAAGCGGAGATCCTGCGCCTCCGGACCCTGGTGACGAGCCTCGGGGGGACGCCGTGACAGGCGCACTGGTCCGGCACCGGTGGCTGCTCTGGATCGTCACCGCGCTGCTCTTCCTCGGCGGCGGCCTCAGCCTCGCCTTCATCATGATCGGCCGGGAATCCCACCGCGCTGATCTACTGGCGCAGGAGGCTGACCTCCGCGGGGGTGCAGTGTCCACCCTGGCCGGAGACGTGCGCGCGCTGCGGGCACAAGTCCGGGCGAAGGGTGGTACCCCCGTTGCGCCCGACCCGACCAAAGCCGTGCCGTCCCTGTCTGCCAGGGCTGAAGTGCCCGTCCCGATCCAAGGCCCAGCCGGGCCGCGGGGCGTCGCAGGATCGCCGGGGCCATCGGGAGCATCCGGCGCGCCGGGAAGCGCCGGCCGTGACGGCTCGCCCGGGCCGGCCGGGGCGTCGGGCGAGCCCGGTGGCGTGGGTGCAACGGGTCCGGCCGGCCCTGCGGGCCCGGCCGGGGCTCAAGGCGAGGCGGGGCCCGCAGGGCCGCAAGGACCTCAGGGAGAGCAGGGGCCAGCGGGGCCCAACTGCCCGGACGGCTACAGCTTGCAGACTCCCAGCTACGACCCTGATGCGGTCGTCTGCCGGAAGGACAGCAGCACGAGCAGCCCGTCAGCGCCGGTGAATCCGCAGGCTGGGCTGCTGGTGTTGAGCGCGATGACGGTATGGAGGAGGAGCTATGCAGGAAGTCGAGCGCCGGACGTTGAGCCGCGCCCGCATGGCCGACACCGAGCGGCGGCAAGCCGACGGGGTGGAGCGCACCGCTGACCGGCCGCGCCCGCAGTACGAGGGCCTCTTCCGTGAACCGGACCTGCCGCCGTACGTCGAGGACGACGACGGCTGACGGCGGCCATGTGACCACCGGCCTTCCCCCATCGGCCGGTTGTCCGACCAGTCGGCGGGAGGGGGTGAAGTCTCGTGCTCGACCTGCTCGTCCACCTCGCGGTGCACCTGCACCTCTGTCTCTGAACAGTGCAATCGGGCCCCCGTCGCCTCAGGGCGGCGGGGGCTTCGGTGTATCTAGAACGGCGCTTTCCCGCTTCCCTGGACTTCCAACTGACCGGTGCCCACAGACGTGTGCGTGGGGACGATGGCGCCTTCTGAGCCGTCGGGCATTCGAATCTTCACGTCGTCGCTCCGCATCACTTCGTAGAAGTCCTCGCCACCTTCCGCCTCGACGCTGCCAGCCCAGCTGGTGAGCGCTCCGTCGAAGGACGTGGCCAGCGTTGCTTCTACTTCGATCTCGACATCACCGGCAACGATCGTCGCCGGCCCGTTGTAGGTCGTCATTCACCGAGTGTGCGCCGTGGGCCGTGGAGCACGGAAATACCCGTGCTCTGGTGGCGAGTCGTGGTTTCCGGGTCGTGCTGAGCCGTACGCCGGGTCAGCTGGCGTTGCGGCCGAGCAGGTCCTGTGGCCGGCAGAACGCGCACCCGGCGACCCCGGCCGACATGGCAGCCGTGGCCTCGTGCGTGTCGAGCCACTTCGTCGGGCCCTCGTCGATGTCGCAGTCGCCCTGATGCAGGGAGCCCGACGTGTCGCTGCCGCCCGCCCGGTGCACGACCTTGAACCGCTTCGGCCCAGACGGCTCGAAGGCTGGCATGTTCGTCAGGGCCGGGCGTACGGCTGGGCGCGGCGGGGGCTCCTCGGCCGCGGCGAGCGCCTTGCGGACCTTGTCGCGCTGGAGGCGCAGGTAGATCCCGACGGCCTCGTTGTCGGCGGCCTGCCGGTCGAGGTGCTCGAGGATGGCGCGCAGGCGCGCGGCATCCGGCGGCAGCTCGTTCATGCGTTCGATTTAAGCACCGGGCGCACAGCCCGTCGACACAGGGGTGCTCCTACGGTCTGGTAGCGAAGGCCTCGATCTCGGCGAGCGTGTACCCGTCGGCGCGCGGACTGGTGAGCCGGCTGAGCAGGCCGGGCTGCTCCCCGCCGAGGACGTATCCGTAGGCGACGAGGGCGGCCGCCCGGGAGTCGTAGTGCCCCGGCAGCCAGCCGAACCACCTGGTAGCGATCTTGTAGGTGCCGGCCACCTCGTACAGGTGCAGCATGCCGATCGTCTCGTACTCGAAGCCGGGGCCTTCGTCGGCCGGCTTCAGGTCCGGTCGCGCAATGCCCTCGAGGCCTGGGACGTCGAGCGGCTCCCTGGCCGCTGCGAGGGCGTCGTCGAGTGGGCGGCCGCGGCCGCCGAGGCGGATGCCGTGGGCCACGTGCTCGGCGTCGGTGCTGGCGTACGCAGGCATTGCCGCACTGTACTCAGGCCGCCTCGACGATCTCGGGAGGCTCGGCCTCGGCTCGGACCGCGGCCGCCCACTCGGCGACGAGCCGCTCGTACGTCGCCCGGTCGGCTCCGTACAGGTGGCCGCCAGCACGCTGGAAGAGCTCGCGGATCAGTTCGTTCACCACGTCAGCAGGCCGCACTGGGCTACGGCCTGAGGAGTCGGGGGACATGAGGAAAGCCTACGGGGAGGCACTGACAGCGCGCCCGTTTCGACCCCGTAGGCTCCTCGGGGTGATTGAGACCATCGTGTTCGACGTCGGCGAGACCATCACCCGAGACGACCGGTACTGGGCACTGTGGGCCGACTGGCTCGCCGTCCCACGTCACACACTCTCAGCCCTGGTCGGCGCAGTCGTGGCACGAGGCCTCGACAACTCGGAGGCACTTCGCCTTGCGCAGCCCGGCATCGACATCGAATCCGAACGCGCCGCCCGCGAAGCTAGTGGTGCCGGCGAGGCCATCGAGGAGAGCGACGTGTACGGCGACGTCCGGCCGGCCCTCGCCGGACTCCGCCAGCTCGGCATCCGCATCGTCATCGCGGGTAACCAGACGTCGCGCGCTGCCGAGTTGCTGCGGGCCCTGGATCTGCCGGCCGATCTGATCGCCACGTCCGGGGAGTGGGGAGTCGCGAAACCTCAGCGCGAGTTCTTCCAGCGGGTCGTGGATGCGGCGCAGGCCGCGCCGCACGAGACGGTGTACGTCGGCGACCACCCGGCGAACGACGTGTTCCCCGCGAAGGAAGCCGGCCTGAGGGTCGCGCACATCAGGCGCGGACCGTGGGGGCACCTGTGGGCCGACGATCCTGCAGTGGTGGCGGCTGCGGATTGGCGGATCGACTCGCTCCTGGAGTTGACGTCGATCGCGGCCGACTGACCGTCAGGAGAACGGCCCCACCAGCGAGATACCGGTGGAGCCGTTCGCGTACACGCTGCGTCTGGGCGCGAGTACGGTTCGGAGTGGACGCACCGAACGGGAGCCAGTATGCCCACCAACACCCCACGTGAGGTAGGCCAGCGCATCGCTGCGGTCAGGCACGCGAAGCGGATGACTCAAGCCGAACTCGCGCGCGCCGCCTTCATGTCCCTGTCGATGCTCAAAAAGATCGAACGTGGCGACCGCTACCCCAGCGATGACACCCTCGACTCGATCGCCGCCGCTCTTGGCGTGGACCCAGGCCGCATCGTCACCGGTGACACACGCTCCGACAGCCGTGTGCACGCGGCGTTTCCGGCTATCTCCGCGGCCCTCGCCTCCTATGACATCCCGATGGACGCCCCGGAGCGCACGCTCCCCGAGCTCCGCGACGCCGTGAGCGAGGCAGTCGGCTGGCGGCTCGGCGCCCAGTACACCCGGATCGCGAAGCACGCGCCGGTGCTCCTCGACGATGTACTGAGCGCCTTCCACCACTCAGTCGGCGCCGACCGTCTGGTGGCCGCGCAACTCGTCGCCGCGACAGCGCGCACCGTGGACGCGGTCGCCTTCAAGTACGGGCAGCATGACCTGTCCGCCCGGCTGGTCGATCTCATGCGGTGGGCAGCTCAGCAGACGGAGAACCCTCTCACGGAGGCGTCCGCCGCCTACGTACGGACGGAGGTCTTCTTCGTCGCTCGCGCGCACTCGGCCGGCCTGCGTGCGCTGGAGCACGCGATCGACGCGAGCCCGGCGGCGACGGGCCGCGTCGAGAGCGCGAGCCGTGGCGCGCTGCACATGCGGGCCGCGGTGATTGCCGGGCGCGCAGGCGACGCTGCTGCCGCTGCCACGCATCTCGGCGAGGCTCGCAGGCTCGGCGACATGCTTCCCGAGGACGAGTACGGCGGCACGGCGTTCGGCCCGGATTCTGTGCGGGCGCACGAGGTGTCTGTGGCGGTGAGTCTTGGCCAGGACCACGTGCAGCAGGCGTTGGACGTGGCGAAGGAGTGGACGCCGCCGAAGGACTTGCCGGCTGAGCGGCAGTCCGGATTCTGGATCGAGTTGGCCCGCGCCCAGCTGTGGGCAGGCCGCGCGGACGACGCGTTCGAGTCGTTGAAGGTCGCACGGTTGATCGCGCCGCAGCACACGCGGGAGCACCCATGGGCGCGGGAGACAGCAGCCACGCTGCGGCGTTTGAAGCGCTCGGACGCCGAGTCGCTGACGCACTTCGCCGAGTGGATCGGCGCCGTGTAACGCGCTGACGAGGGGACACAAGGTGTGTCCCTTGTGCCCCTTGCTGCAGCCCATGATCTGTCTGTCCGCGAAGAACAGGCAGATGGGAGCAGGACGATGAGCGACGCCGACGTCGTGCAACCGGTCCGTGTCGTGGGGCCGGTGAGCATTGCGCGTCTGCATGGTCGCGCCTGCTGGGACTGCGGAGCTGTCGCCCGGGACTTGCGTCCGGCGGGCCGCGTGCAGGTCGCAGGGTGCGGTCGCGTGTGGGAGATCGCGTCGTGTGGATGCAAGGCGCCGGCGGTGGCGTCGTGAGCAGAGACATCACAGCCGTGACCGATACGCTCGCTCTGCTCGCCGTCCCCGCCCTCGACACCCTCACTGACGATCAGACCCGCGGAGCCGTGTGCGTCTGGGACCGTCACGAGGACCGTCTCACCGCGGAGACTGCGATCGGGCTGGGCGAGCATATGGGCGAGCTGGCCGATGCGACGTCGGACATGCGCTGGTTCCCCCGCGCGTGCCGCCATCACACCGGGCAGGCCGCTCTGCGCGCCCTGCACGAGCACGCACCCATGTGCGAGCCGTGCGTCGATAACGCTGCCAACTGCGAGACAGGCCGCGCCTTGCGTCGCATCATCCGGGATGCCCACCGCGGCACCCTCACGGTTGTCGACCGGCTGGTCGCCGCCGTGCTCCCGTGCGACCCGTGCATGACGGCGCGCCTCTTCGGCGGCGACCACAACTGCACCGGGACCGCTGCCAAGCAGGGAGCCGGCGGGTGCCCGTGCTGCGGCGTGGGAGGGGACCAGTGATCTGCGTGCGCTGCGACGAGCTGATCGCGCCCGGCGATCCGTACCTCACGCTCGACAAGCTGTCGCCTTCTGCTGGTGGGGCCACTCTGTTCCAGCACAAGCAGCAGTGCCCCCGGCCGTACACGCAGACCACGCAGGCGTCGGTACGCCATTGAGCCCCCGTCCCGGCTCCCCAGCCCTGGACAGGTCGAGCGGTCGGGGTGGGTCTGCAAGGCACGTCAAGTCTTCGACCGGCTTTGGTCGAAGTCGGCCCGATCCGCAGAAGGGAGGAACGATGCAGCGCACTCTTGCATCGGTCGGCGCCGCGACGGTCATGACGTGGCCCCCCGTACCGCCGCCACCGCAGGATCCGCCTACGCCGCCTCCGGACGACAACAACTAGGAGCGCCCATGCCTGCTAGCAGCCCCCGCATCCTGACTCGCAAGGATCTCGACGAGGACGAACGCCGTGTCGACCAGGTGCGGGGCCGCAGGTACTGCCGGACGCATCGCGACCAGCAGATGATCCCGCTGCTCCCCGGGCTGGACATGTGCCCCGCGTGCCATCCGGCCGCCAGGGGCGAGTTCCCGCAGTTCGAATCCGAGAGTGACGTCGATTGAGCTGACGCCCCGACCACTGTCACCCCTGGAAAGGTCATGTGGCCGAGGCATCAGGTTCCCGACCACTGCGAGAGGAGGGAACACGATGAGCGTAGACAGCACGCCTCCTGCTCCGGGACCTGATCCGCCGGGAGGTCCTCCGCCGCGGCGGCCGCGAAGGTAGCGGCCACCTGACGGTCCCGTCCGTCCGTCGCCCCCGTGGCGGACGGGCGGGACTCTGCCTGTGAGGTCTGGCCGTTCAGCTGACGAGGTCGGCGAGGGGCACGTCGAGGACGTAGGCGATGCGCAGGAGCGTGGAGATCTGCACTTCCTCGCCGTATTCGGCTCGCTGGTAGGTCCAGCGGGTGAGTCCGGCGGCGAGCCAGACCTTGTCTTGGGTGAGGTTCTGGCGGCGGCGCTCGGCGCGGATGCGTTCTCCGATGGCCCGGCGGCGTTCGGGAAGCCAGTTGTCGTCGTCGGGCAGGTCACGCACCCGCTTGATGCTTTAGTGATCAAGCCCGGATGTCTGCCCAATCTGTTAGGCATTTTGCGATCATCTTCGGTATGGGAGGAGACTCGGCCGGGCATAGGCGAGATGCGGCGCTGGCGGGCGAAGTGCCGTGCGTGGATGCAGCCCTGCGGCGTTATGGCATATGCCGCAGGGCCAGAGGTAGTGTGAGGAAATCGAACGCATGTTCACTCGAACGGGCGAATGACGCCCCTGCAGGAGATGCGTTAGACAGGGTGTAGTCGATCAGCGACTCGCCGCTAAGGGCCACCCGTCCGCCAGCCTCTGGGAAGCGCGCTGGCTGGACGGGTGAGGGGCCCTCCCTGCGCCGACGGTTGGCGCAGGGAGGGCTGACATTCTCCCACTGCGGAGTGACTTCCGGGGCTGCCATGCATACGGACAGGCCCGGATGTGACGACCCCTCCCGTAGCGCTCCCCAGGCGCAGGGAACGGGTCGCAGGGCCCCCGGTTTACGCCGGGGGCCCTGTCATGCCTGATGTCAGACGAGGATCGAGTGCGCCGACGGCTCGATGAGCGAGGGGCGCTGACCTTCGGCCCGCGGTTCCTGGTCGCCGTTCCAGGCCTGAACCCACAGGCCGTCACCGGCGATCCGCCGCATCATCTCGTTGTGCTCGTCACAGAGAGCTGCGGTGCACGAGCCACCACGGATGAGCCAGGCGACGCTGCCGGCTTGCTCCACGGGGAAGACGTGCCGGCCCTTCGGCATGCGGTCAGGAGAAACGATTTCCCATCGCGCCATGCAGATGCCACGCCCTTCGGGCGCCTGCTGCATCCGGTCATATCGGTCGCCATCGGCCCATCGTTGACGCCAGTGCCCCAGCCCGACCTGCGCGCGGAGGACCCAGTTGAGCTGCCAGACGAGCGGCTCCCGCGCATGGAGGGGGTGGAAGTAGATGTCCGCCTGCCCTCCGGGGCGGTCTTCCACGTGCATGAGACGGCCTGGCGGTACCCGCTGGAAGGTGTCTATGTGGTACACGGCTGCTGATACCTGCTGCGGCATAAAGCCCCCTGTCGCCCGCGCGTCACCTGCAGGCGCACGCGGCTCACCTGTTGACTGTGCCCCCCAGGCGCGGATGCCATGATGCACCCGCATGTGACTTTCAGCCAATAGGCCAGGAACAGCCCGTAACCACTGCTGCTGAACTCCGCTTTATCCAACGGTCGTTGGTTGAAAAAAAGTCAGTCGCTCCGTACGCGTCTGTGCGATTCCATCAGGCTCTGCACCTTCGCCTGGTCCTCTTCGTCCATGTCGGCGTAGCCCGGGACGAGCGCCCTCAGCTTGCCGTCCGGGGACCACACGGTGTCGATGCCGAGGAACTGGGACCCGACCGCGGCCTGCAGGTCACCGAGGGGTACTTGAAGGCCGGCGCCAAGGGCGCGGAGCCTCTCGAGGTCGGGGACCTGGATGCGACGACGTTTGACGAGGTTCTCGAGGGTGCCCCGCTTCCAGAGGGGTTCGGTTGCCGAGTTGGCGGTCGCCTCGGCTTCCGGGTCGATGCACAGCTCTTCGAGGCGCCGGTAGCTGAGCCCGAGTTCCTGCATGCGGTCTCGGACGAGGTCCGAGAGGTCGTATCGTCCCTGCGTCTCTTCGGCCGTCATTGCCGTCATCCCCAATCCCCTCGCTTGGCGGTCCGGCGGTCCCCTCACTGATACGTCGAGACGCCCTGATGCTGCTCAGCGCGTGTGTTCGATAGTCGAGTCGCGCGCGCTCAGTGTCCATGCAATTGGACGGGGTGCGCCAGTCCGGGACGTCCTTTTTGACGCCGAGGGGTAAAGGTTGCCCAAGCAGATGGACAGGGCACCGATGCTCTGTAATATTCGGGTTGCCCAACCATTTGGGCACTGGATGTGAGGCCCGGACCCCGCCTCGCTCGCACCGTCCGGCAGGCCGTCGGGAAGCGCGCCGGCCGGACGGTGGGGTAGCCCCCTGCGCCGACGGTTGGCGCAGGGGGCTGCTGTTTGCGCAGGTCGGGTGCCGCATCGCGAGGGAGTTCTCAGGGAGTTTGGAGGCGCCAGGGAGCCCTCAGGGAGTTTCCGCGCGAAACACTCGGACACTCAGAGAAACGCCACGAAACAGGTTCCGCGCCAGGTCACGACCCTGACGCGATCTCCGCCGCAGGCCGGGCACCACCAGACGACAACTACTGCAAGTACTCCTCGTCCGACATCACCTACAAGTAGGACCCCTTCCCCGAGAGCTGTCCCAGAGGCCCTGACGCCAAGGGATCGAAGCCCACATGAGCTGCGGAAAGTGCCCCCAGCGTACTGACTCGCTGGACAGCAGAGAGGGCCGCCATCCGACGTGGATGGCGGCCCTCAAACGGCTCAGGGAGTTCTCAGGGAGTTTTGACCGGGAGCCGCGGTCTCCCTCATCCGGCGACGAGGAGGAACCGGCCGAGCGCCTGGAACCGCCTCACATCAACCGGGAACCCGTCGCTCAGGTTCTCGGCCTCGGCGACGGCAAGCCCGCTGCGCTCACAGTACTCCTTCACCCATGCGAGGCCGGCGGCCAGCGCGCGGTCGGGGTCGTCGCTCGGCTCGGTGCGGATCTCCCCCAGGAGGGGTCCGTCCTCGGCGAGTTGGGCGCCCACCGCCCACGTGCCGCCGTACCGCGCGCACGACACGCGCAGCTCTGTCCGCCCCGCCGCGAGGTCGTCGGGCAGAGCCAGCTTGGTGAAGGTGCTGAACCCCAGCGGCTCGACGTGCCGCAGGTCTGCGGCCGCCTCGGCGGGAGCGCCCTTCTCCAGCCAGGCGTCCACTGCGGAACGGCCGCGCTGGCCGTCGTCCGGCATGAAGTGGGTGTAGACGAGGAGGGTGATCGCGACGCTGGCGTGGCCCAGCCAGTGCGACACGGACACAGGATCCTCGGGAGCGCCGAGCTGGACGCTGGCGTAGGTGTGCCGCCAGCGATGGTGCATGAGTTCGCGGGACGCTTCCCATCCCCGCTTCCCTGGCTCCTTCGGCGGGATCAGTCCGGCGGCCGCGAGAGCGGGCTTCATGACGGTGTCGTTGAACGTCTCCGGCTTGATCCGGTTGCCCCAGTGGGTCGTCGCCAGGAGCCGCACCGTCGCTGTCGGGCGGTTGTTGTTCCCTGGCCCTTTCCAGGGCAGCGTCACTTCCACGGCCGGGAACGACTCCCCATGGTCGCGGATGTCTTTGAGCAATCCTTCCGACAGGGGGACGGTCCGCTCCTTCTTCCCCTTGGGCAGCTTGAAGTACGGCTCACCATTGCGCGTCCACTGCAGCTGCCGGCGGACGTGTATGAGCATCGCGCGCTCGTCGACGTCGTCGGGGCTGAAGGCGAATGCTTCGCCTTGTCGCAGGCCGGCCTTCATGCCGAGGTCGGCCACGATCCTGTAGCGGGGCTTCATCGCCTGCCGGATTGCCCAGGCTTCGTTGTGGGTCCAGGCCCTGGCCTTCGTGTCGCCCGTCCCCTTGGGGCGGATGTTGTCCTCGGCTACGCGGCACGGATTCTGGGGAATGCGTTTGCCGACTGCGCTCTTGAAGATCGAGCCGAGGTAGACCCACAGCAGTTCCATCGTGCTGCCGGCCAGGTTTCGGCCCTTCAGTTCTTCCAGCCAGGCGCGAAGGTGGTCATCCCCGATGACGTACATCGGCGTCCTGCCGAGGGAGGTCCCGACGATGTGCCGGAAGATGTGCCCTTCCATGCGTTCGCTGGTGGAGAGGTCATAGCTGCGCTTTGGCCACCACTCGTCTTTGATGTAGTCGCCAAGGAGGATCTCGCCGTCGCGTTCGTCGACGAAGTCCTTGTTCTTGATGGCGGTCTTGGTGTCGTGCAGCCAGGTTTTTGCTTCGTCTTTGGTTTCGAAGCTTCGCTTGCGAACTCCGGGAATTCCAATGACCCGGTATCGCAAGCCCTTGCCGTACAACTTGGTGCGCTCCCGCTTTCCCGTTTTCGGGTTGGGACGCTTGGTCAGCCAGCGATCCTCGATCGCCCCTGGTATCGCCACGGCCAGCCCTCTCCTCTCAGGTCATGGAGGCGGACCTCGAGCAGACGCTCCGTCACCATCAGCTCGGAGGCTGCGGTGTGGGGGTCGGGCGCCCATTGGGCGACTTCGGCGAGGTCCGAGATGGCAATCAGCTTGCGGGCAGCTTCGAGATCAGCTCTTCGTTCCTGGCGAACTGACACGAATCGATTCCCGCAGTCGAGGTCGTCGGCCCAGATGTGTTCGAGCTCGTGGGCGAGGACGCATCGTTCCTGCACTGAGCTGAGACCTTTGGCCAGAACTACCCTGCGGTGCTGCCGGGACCAGGCTCCCCAGGTATCGCGGAGCCAGGTGCGGACCACGGGGATGCCGAGCTGATCGAGGATGTCGGCGGGCGCGTAGGCCAATCCTGCTGGCGTGGTGAGGTTCACCGGCGAAGTAGGCATGCGCTCCCCAGGGTCATTCGGACGGGTGGGAAGCGCGCCGGATGTTCATATCTACCGGATCAACCACAGGTAAGGGAAGGAAACAGTAGGAAATCTTTCAACTGCCTTCACACGGTGCCGAATCCGGGCAGCAGCAAACAACCATGACGCTTTATAGACATGACGACGCGGCGAAGTGATAGACCCTCACCTCGCGCGAATGGTTGTACGGCAGTCAGCTGTTCCCGTTGAGCGCTTCGCGAATACGCGCCGCGTCATCCGCCGGCACGCCTTCCCCCTCGGCATGGGGCCGGTACGCGGCGAGCCCGTACGACGAGCGTGAGGGCTGGCCGCCCGGGACGGCGTCGAGCAGCTGCTGAACGAGCTGGTCGAACTCGTCACGGAGCTCGGCGGGCGCACCGAGGCGGGCAGCAATGCGGCTGAACTCGTACACCCGAGGCGCGAGTTCGAGGAGCTCGGCTCGAGGCGACTCGCCAGCGGCCTCCGCGGGCTCCTCGGAGTCCACGTGCTGCACAACTGCGCTGGGATCTTCGCCGGCCAGGATGCGGTCGGTCCAGCTCGGCTTCCAGCCGATCGCGGCGACGACGGGTTCGAGGGCGAGCGGCTTGGGCCGCTTGGTGGGCGGGATGCCCTTTTCGATGTTGGCGATGGTGCGCACGGTGACGCTGCCGCCGCGCTGCTTCACGAGCGCCATGACGGCCTCGCGCGTGAGGCTCTGGCGTTCTCGGTCACTGCGGATGGCTCGGCCGAGTACGGCCCACCGCGTGGGGTCGATCATCGACGGCTCCGCCCACTCTCCGCATGCAACAGGAAGCAACGACAGGAAACAGCCTACCCACCGGTTTGATCGCGGGACAGGTCAGAACCGGCCCTGACCTGCAGCTTCCTTATATTTCCTGTTGTTTCCGGCTAGAGGCTTGCGCTGGTGCCGCTTGTTTCCTATTGTTTCAACCGTGCAGGCGAGCGGACAACAGATCCGGCGCAAGCGCGAGGAGTCAGGCATGGGCCTGACGGAGTTCGCCACCGGCATCGGTATCTCCGCCTCGTACTTGTCCCGCATCGAAAGAGACCAGGCCAACCCCAGCCCCAATGTGCTGCGGCGCATCGCAGAAGCCCTCCACGCGATGCGCCGCGCCCGGGCCGTGATCAGCGAGATCACAGACACAGAAACCGAGGCCCCCCATGACCCGCCCCCCGAGTGAGGACTCCCCCACCCTCACCGTCCCCGAACTGGCCGAGCGCTGGAAGACCACGCCGACTGCCATCCGGATCCGCCGACACCGTGGCAACGCCCCGGCCGGATTCAAGAGCGGCCGCCGCGTCCTCTTCCTGCTCTCCGCGGTCGAGGCGTTCGAAGCGCAGCAGATGGCCGAAGACAAGCCCTCCAACCGCGGCAAGACGGCCGCCCATCGGCCGGCCGAGCCGCTCCGCGCCCGCCGCGTGAAGGCGTAGCACCCCGAACGAAAACGGGGCCGCCCCGGACCGGCATCCGGAGAGACCCCTCGGAACCCACTGCACCACAAGAGAGAGAAGTGGACCCCTTGAACGCATCATCTCAGACCCCGCCCTCGGAGCAGACCGAGGCGCCGTCGGCCTCGCAGGTCGTCTTCCGACCCGGTCGTGAGGGCCTGATGGCCGCTCTGTCCGTCGCCGAACAAGTGACCGCCTCCTGCCCGACGCCGCCGTCGCACATCAACCTGAACGACGCCAACTTCGACTACATCCCGGAGACCGGCTTCAAGCGGCCGATGGGCGTGCTCCTCTACTTCCACCAGCGCGTCGACTTGGTCCGCGAGTTCGCCCAGGCATTCGGCCTGGTCGTCGCAGACCGGCCGCATCCTCCGGAGGACACGTTCACCTACGCCGAGGGCGTGATCGACGGCGTTCCGTTCCGGGCGTGGACGCTGACGCCGGCAGAGGACGCGGCGGTGACGCGATGAGCGGGCCGATCCGCGACGTCGAGACGGCCGTCGCCGAACTGGGCGCCCTGCCCGTGCCGTTGGGCCTGGAGCGGCTCACCCCGCAGGAACGGGAGCTGATCCTCGGCCTGATCGGGGACGCCAAGCCCGCGGCCTCGTCCCTGCTGCTGTCGTTCGGCGAGTCCGTCCGTGACCGGCGCGAGCACGACCACCCCAAGTGGGAGGACTTCTACTGCCTCAACCTCTCCTCCTACATGGGCGAGCGCACGGGCCCGGTACTCCGCCGACTTGTGGACGTCGAGGCACAGAACGAGCAACTGCGGGCTCTGGTGGCCGAGCTCAAGTCGGAGCGCGACGCCGATCACAAGGCGTGGCAGCACGACCTGAAGGCGGCGCGGGACGAGCGTGAGGCAACTGCTGCTCGGATCGCCGAGCTAGAGGCCGCGGCCACCACCAACTACCGCGCAGAGCACCCCGACTCAGGGATCGTCCTGGGCACGTACAGCAAGTCCGATGCCGCGCGTGAGCACTGTGAGGACCTGGAGCGCCGTTCCTGGCCGACAGGGACCACCCTCGCCTTCGACTGGCTCGAAGACGAGGACGACGGCGTCGCCGAGCTGGTGGTCACCGCCGGCCAGAACGAGGAGTCCGTCACCGGCTACGTCGTGACCGAGCTGGAGGTCGCCTCCGAGTACGACGCGGAGGCCGACGAATGATCACGTTTTTCGCTGGCCTGACCCCGGCTTCCGCGATGTCCCTCGGCCTGGTCCCGCTCGGTGTGTTCGGTGTGGTGATGGCGTTCGCTCCGGCCAACGCCGCGTACTTCGACCCGCGTCGGGCCGACGAGTCGAACAGGGCCATCCCCGTGCTGCTCGTCGTCGGGCCCGCCCTGTACGACGCACGCCGCGCCCTCAAGCTCCTCGCGCAGCACGTGGCCCAGGTCCGCGACCGGGCCCTCCTCGCCGCCGTACGCGGCCTCCTCGCCCTGCTGCTCCGCCTCACCGCCACGAAGGGGGTCACCCGATGAGCACCGTCGTCCGTCCGGCCAGCGAGAACCCGCGCCTCCGGATCCGCACCCTCATGCAGCTGCTCATCGAGCGACAGCAGATCGCCCAGGCGTTCCTCGACGCCCGAGACCACACGGCATCCCCGTCCGAGAAGATCGCCTACGCCCTGGACGCCCGGCTCGTCCTCAACCCCGACGCCGTCCCCACCGACCTCATCACACGCCAGCGCCGGGCCGCACTCAAGCGAGCCGTACAGGTCCAGAGCGGCCGATGGAAGTCCGGCCGCGCAGTCCGCCTCTACGAGCACCTCGGCCACGGCGTGGTCTCCCCGAGCACCGCATCGCACGACCTCGTGAGCCTCGCGCAGGCCGACGTCCTGAAGCGCCACGCCCAGAAGGGCGTGACCTACTACACGCGCCGCCAGCAGGCAGACGCGCGGCCGAAGCAGCCGCGCGTCGACCACGTCGCCACGGCGGCGCACCTCCGCGCCCACCCCGGCGAGTGGCTGCCAGTCGGCGAGTACCGGTCCGCCATCAGCGCGGACAGCACCGCTCGCGAGATCCGGACCGGCTTCGAGCGCCGCCCAGGCCGACCGCCGTCCCCGTACCTGCCGCGCGGTGCGTTCGAAGCACGCATGGACAAGACCGAGTTCGGCGTCCAGATCACTGCCCGCTACGTCGGCGAGGAGGCCGAACGTGTCTGACCTGCTCACCTCTCGCGCATTCCTCCTGGACGCCATAAGGACGGCCGGCGGCCCCGTTCGTACGAGCGACGCCGAGCGGATGCTCGCCGATTCGACGTGGTCCTGCCACCGCAACACGGCCCGGAAGCGGCTGCGTGGCCTGACCCGTGCCGGGTTCCTCGCCGTCGGCACGGACAGCGAAGGCCGCCAGGTGTACACGCTGGTGAGCGGAGAGGACGACCACTCATGACCGGCCGTCTCCTTCCCGCCGCCCTGTACACGGCCGAAGTCACTGTGATCGCCATCGTGGCGGTGCTGGCCGTGTCAGCGGCCCTGCACAGCACGCCGGTGAACATCGCCACCGGCGTGACCGCCGGATGGCTGGCCAGCCTGTTCTTGCCCTGCCCCTGTCACCGCCACGGCGGCCGCCGATGAGCGTCGAGTTGTCGCCCGACACCGAGCGCGTGCTGGGCCAGATCGCCCGGGGCGAGATGCGCTGCGGCCGCGACGCCGCCCGTGAGATCGCCGCCCGGCACCAGGAGGCGTACGGCAACAAGGTCTGGGGCCAGAGCGCTGCGCCTACCCCGAAGAAGGCGACGGCCTTGGCCATCCGGCCGACGAGCCGTCGGAACGTCAACCACACCGAGGTCGCTGCCGCCCTCAAGGCAGCACCCGGCCAATGGCAGTTCGTCGGCGAGTGGCCGTCGCGGGCCGGCGCCGAGTCCGCAGCGCTCCGCATCCGGGGCGCCTACAAGGCCCGGATGTACGAGCCGGCCGGGTCGTTCGACGCCCGTACGGAACTGACCGAGATGGGCTGCCTCGTCGAGGCCCGCTACCTCGGTGACGCCACCTCCGACGACGAGGTCTGGGCCGACGCCCTCGCCGCTCTTCCCCAGGGCGGTGCCGAGTGACCGACACAACGACGCTCGCGCCGCCCGTGATCCGGGACGACCTCAGCGCGGAGGAGTACCACTCCGACAAGACGTCGATCTCGTCGTCCGGGCTGCGCGCCCTGCTCAACCCCGGCTGCCCCGCCCAGTTCAAGTACGACCGCGACCACCCGCAGCCGCCTAAGAAGGAGTTCGACCTCGGGCATGCCGCGCACCTCCACGTTCTCGGAGAGGGCCCGGAGTTGGAGGTCGTCGACTTCCCTGACTGGCGGAAGAAGGACGCGCAGACCCAGCGCGACGAGGCGTACCTGGCGGGCAAGGTGCCGCTGCTCACCAAGGACCACGACATGGTCCTGGAGATGGCGGAGCAGATCCGCCATCACCCCATCGCGGGACCACTGTTCACTCCGGGTACTGGCACCGCCGAGCGATCGATCTACTGGACGGACCCTGCGACCGGCGTGCGCTGCCGGGTACGGCCGGACTGGCTCCGCGGTCCGATCATCGTCGACTACAAGACGATCAAGGACGCTGCGCCCGACACGGTCAGCCGCGCGATCAAAGACCGGTCGTACCACCAGCAGGACGCCTTCTACATCGACGGCGTCGAGGCGGCTGGACTCGCCCCCGACGGCGCCCGCTTCGTCTTCGTCTTCCAGTCGAAGATCGCGCCCTACCTGATCACGGTCCGCGAACTCACCGAGCAGGCCCGCGACATCGGCCGCGCCCGCAACGAACGCGCGCTGCGCATCTACGCCGACTGCGTCGCCAACGACGAGTGGCCCGACTGGACCGGCCCCGTCGACACCATCCCCCAGATCGGCATGCCGAGTTGGGACACCCTCCGACAGGCTGAGGAGTACCTGAGTTGAGCACCACCGAACTCGCCACCCGCGAAGAGCAGGCCGCCGCGGTCGCAGTCCCCGCCGAGAGCAAGCCGGCCGAGTCCGCGCTGGAGACGTGGGCTCGCGATGCCATCGCCATCTCGCAAATCGCCAACAACATCGCGAACACCAGCCTCGCCGGTCAGTACAGGGGCAAGCCTGACGAGGTCACCGCGGTGATCCTCGCCGGGCACGAGCTGGGCCTCAAGCCGATGACCTCCCTGAAGTCCATCGACGTCATCAACCAGCAGCCAGCCCTGCGCGCCCACGCAATGCGCGGCATCCTCCAGCGCGAGGGCCACGCAATCGAACTCCTCGTGTCCCGCCCCGACTACTGCAAGATGCGCGGGCGCCGCAAGGGCGAGGAGAAGTGGCAGGAAGTCGAGTGGGACACCGAGCGTGCCGGACAGCTGGGGCTCCTTGAGAAGAAGGAGTGGCGGAAGCAGCCGAAGACGATGCTGATCGCCCGTGCCACGGGTGAGCTGTGCCGCCTTGTTGCGTCGGACGCCCTGCACGGCATGCCATACGCGGCCGAGGAGCTCGACGGATACGTGCACGGCGAGGCGGTCCAGCAGAAGCAGGCGCCCCTGTCCGTCGCCGCTCTCACCGCGCCAGCCCCGCAGCCCGCACCGGCGCCGGAGGCCGTGCCGGCGGACGACGCGGACGTGGTCGACGTGGACACGGACGACGAGCACGCGGCCGCAGTCAAGGAACTCCGGGACTTCGGCGCCGAGCAGGGCATCGACGACATCGACCTCCTCGCCTACGAGGCTCTCGGTGCGTCCGTCGAAGACGTCTCCGCCAACGCGATCCGCGAGCTCGTTGCCAAGCTCCGCAACGCCTCCGCCGCACAGACCGGCGGTGCGTCGTGAACGGACCCGAGCACTACCGCGAGGGCGAGCGCCACTTGAGCGCCGCGTCGTTCCTCGATAAGCCGGGAGGCAGCGCTGTCGACCCTGCTAGGTCGGCTCACCACCTCCTGACCGCCCAGGCGCACTTCACCGCAGCGCACGCAGCCGCCGCGGCCGCTCAACTCGCCGACCGGTACGTGGGCGACGGCGAGCACATCAGCAACTGGCGGAAGGCCATCGGCGCCACGGGCCATGGATCGGACGAGGACCCGTGGGCGGCCACCCAGAAGCCGTACATCTCCTGGAAGCCGTACTCGAAGACCGTCGAGACCGCACTCGCGAACCTCAACCTCGCCGGGCACGTCA